CCCTCTAGGGGTAGGCAGGTATTGAGACCGGGTTTTCGAGGTCATAGGCCCGTTATCGAGTTTCGGTTGCCATCCCTCTAGGGGTAGGCAGGTATTGAGACTTGGGAACGTGATCTACACGTCATCTGATTCCGTGGTGTTGCCATCCCTCTAGGGGTAGGCAGGTATTGAGACTCTGGGGTCTCTCGATCTGCTTAAATAGCGGATCGAGAGGGTAGTTTTCGAGCGGGTTACTTATGCACAGGGTTATCCACAGGTTGTGGGGGGACTCTGGGGCTGTCAAAGATCGGGATTCTCTTGGAATCCTGGTAGGTTACTTCCGCGCGAGCGGGTCCTGGGTTTCAGGCACCACGGACCCGCTCGAAAGGGCGGGGCTACCCCAGCTTGGGATGGGGCTTGTTCACGGTAAACTCCAGGTCCGGGATCTCCTGGGAGATGGCTGCGATTGCCTCTCGGGCTTCCTTGGCGGACTCGGAGATGGTATCGGGGAAGTGATCCTCGATGGGCCCTACTTGTCGCTCCCAGGTAGCCGTAAGAGCCAACCCGGTGGCTTCCAACTGGCCGATCGCCTCGGAGATCTTCGTGAGCTGGAGAGTGAGGAAGGCGGCGTTCATGTCGAGGAGTCCTTCGTCCGTTGGATCCCGGTAACGTCCCGGGGATCCAGTTCAATGGTGTTGCAGGACCGCAGGGTATCCGAGAGACCCTCGACCACGGAGACAGAGATCGGGTTCCAGTCGCGGGCCTTCGCCGCGCGAAGGAGGGCGTCCAGGTGTCCTGCGAATCGGAGAGCGTCGTCTCCCCGAAAGAACACCCCGGGCCAGTCGTCCGGGGCTTGAACCACGCCGGTCTCCAACCTGTCAGCCATTGTCGTTCCTCTTCGGCAAGTAAGCTTCTTCCGGCTGAGGGATGAAGATGCTGGTCAGCCTGACCCGCACCACCTTCCCCTCGTGAGTCCCTGTCCGGTACCAGGACTGCGCCTGGACGGGTTCCAGACGTACCCAGGCTTTCCTCTGCCCATCCTGTAGCCTGGGGCGAAGGAGCACCACCTTGTAGGTGTGGCGGTGGTAGCGGCACATCAGGGGAAGCCCCTTCTTCTGGGCTCGTCGGATTTTGTCCCGAGCCACGCATCCCTGGTAGTGCTTCCCAGCAGCCGGGATGGGGTCGAGGACGTGATCCCCACTCAGCTCTCTCCCCTTTCGGGAGACCTTCCGGAACTTCCGCTTCGCCTTGCGGACCTCCCTGCGATGAGGGTTCAGGTAGTCTTCGGTGTACCCCAGGTCCGGGGACTCCTCAGCTCGTCGGAGGATACCTGTAGAGATCCTCGATGGCGTCGCTCGGATGCGACGAATCCAGTCCCGGGTGTCCCTCATGCTGTAACCTTGTGGGTGCTGGAGGAGGCAGGAGCCATCCTCCTCCAGCGTAGCTCCCCACGGGCTCCCGGGAGCGGGTGTTACTTGGGGGCAGGAACCAGCCCCGGTTCACTAGGCATTTAAGGATTTACCCCTTGCTCCTGGTGGTCGCCTAGGCTCGCTCCAGTTGCGTCAGGTTCCTGGGGTGTTTCTTTATACCCTTTCGGGGTCAAGGTTGGTTCAGTAGGGGGGGTACCAGAGGCAGGCGGGGTCATCCTCGACGGCGAAGAACTCGTTCAGCTTCCAGAAGGGCCAGGAGAGGACACGCTTGAGAGTCTTGAGCATCAGGCACCTCAGACGTACAGGTGGAGGATGATGAAGGGAAGATAGACCCATTGAGCGTTATCGGGAGCGATATCCCGCCTTACCTCAACGGTTACCGGAATTGCCCGCTGGAGTCTCACTCGGATCGCCTCTGCGATGTAGGAAGCGAGGGAGGGGGGAAACCCGAATCGCGTCGCGAAGGGGCTAAGAGCGATCTCCTCCGAGCCTTTGCCGGAAATGAGGACTTCCCTGAGGTTCGCGTTCACCCAGGCGAGAGCCTGCCCAGCCTGGGCTCGCTCGTTCTGTTGTCGCTCCAGTAGCGCCTTCGGTGGGACGCTGTCTCGGGCCAGTCTCGCGGCGATCCGAGCTTCAGAGAGTGCTTTCATTTCACCAGCCATGTCATTCCCTCATCTGGTTTGCGTTGAGACGGCGACGCTTCTCTTCTTTCTCGGCCTCGACTCGCTGGGCGATCAGGATTTTCCTCTCGGCTTCCCGTCGCTCCCGCTCCCATGAGGCCCACTTCCAGGGCGGGACGTTGGTGCGAGGGATGAAGATACGAGAGACGAGGTTATCGATCTCACACCAGTTGTTCCCGTTGATCAGGAAGTGGTTCTTGACCTTGTGTCGAGACCACGCGACCCCGAAGAAGACACCCCAACCGAGCAAGGTTGCGCCGATCCCACAAAGACAGATGATCTCAATCAGGCCCATGGTTCACACTCCCGCCATTTGCTCAGCCGCCGTGATCCCGATGACCTGGACTCCGTACTTTCGAGCCTTCTTCGCCTTCCCACTGTCGGCGGTGGGGTCGCTGGCGACGAGGTAGGTCAGGGACCTGCTGACCCCGGACTTCATCACGCCCCCGAGGCCCTCAATCGCCCGCTCCAGGTTGGAGTCACGGAAACCGGTGAAGCAGAAGCTCTTACCCTTCAGGGGGCCGGTCACCGGGGCCTTGATCGTGATCCCAGCCAGAAGGAGATGGTTGATGATCTCTTCGCGATCCCGGAGACCGTTGACGAATTCCCGAGCCTTCCTGGTCCCCACGCCGGGGATGGAAGCGATCTCCGCCTCGGTAGCCATCTCCATCTTCGGGAGGGTGTCGTAGCCCGCCTGGACGATCTTCTGGCACATGGAGCGAGCCATCATGGGAATCCCCAGCGACCCGATGAGCAGGTGAAGCGGGAGGTCGGTCAGCTTCATCAGGTTGTCGTGAGCGATCTGGACCTTCCGACCCAAACGGGTCCCGTTCCCGTCCCGAATCTGCGTCGCCTTGGACAGGTTGAGCACATAGAGGTCCGCGGGCTCTCGGATGAGCCCGGCCTCGTAGAGAGGGACGATGATCCCATCACCCCAGCCCTTGATATCGAGCTTGGAGGTCCAGCGGTCAATCGCCCCGGCTCCCTGAGCCGGGCAGTTGTCGCCCAGACACTTCAGGAAGGCCCCGACCATCGTCAGCTTGCCGGAGCAGGAGGGACAGTCCGTGGGCTGACTCTGGAAGATGGGGGCGGCGTCGGTGGTCGCCTTGACCCACTTCTCCACCTTGGGGATCACGTCCCCGCGGCGAGAGACGAAGATGGTGTCTCCGATCGCGAAAGCGGGCTTCCCACTCTTGTGGAGGAGGTCTCCGATGATTCCCCAATTGGCGAGGGAGGCCCTCTTGACACTGGCTCCCGAGAGGACGACTTCCTTGAACACCGCGACGGGGGTAACGATCCCGGTCGGGCCGACCTGATTCTCGATCCCCTCAAGAATCGTGTTGGCGGCGTCAGCCGTGAACTTGAACGCAGTGGAGCCCACCGGCCCCCGACCGCTGGTGCCCAGGCTGTCGAAGAAGTCCCGATCATCCTCCTCGTAGATCAGCCCATCGATATCGTAGTCGAGGGTTGCCCGCTTGGTGTCCTGGTACTCCTTGTGCCACGCCAGGGCATCGGGGAGATCGATGAAGCACTCCCAGGCTGGGGTCCGGAAGCCCAGCCGCTCCAGCAAGCGGAACTCGACTCGCTTGCTGGCGATCTTCCTCCCGCCGTCTCGCCGGATCTCGTAGGCGATGACGGTGAGATGCTGATTGTCCGACCGAGCGGAGTCCTCACGCTTGGCGATGCCCACCGCTCCGTTGCGAGGGTTCACCATCGTGGGAAAGTGAGCCTTCCAGTCGCTCTTGAGGAGCACGATCTCCGCTCGGATGAAGCCGGTGAAGCCCGGGATCACCTTCACGAGCCCCTTCATCAGCTTCACGTTCTCGGTGATATCGACCCCGACCATCCGGCCGGTCTGGGGATCCTTCTTCCCCCGGGTCACCCCTCGGGCGAGGCTCCCGTTCTCGTAGTAGAGAGCGCAGTTGTGAGCCAGGGCTCCGCTGCCGACAAAGTAGGCGTGAGTGTCCTTGACTTCCATGTCATAGGCCACCCGCTCTCCGGGGACTCTCTCGACGCTGACGACTCTCATGGGCTGTTCCTATGTAGGAAAGCGTTCACCTTCTCCAGTACCCGAGAGGGACCACGCTTCCAATCTTCCCATACGACCAGCACACGGAAACTTGCCGACCAAAATGCCCCCAGACACGATTCAACGGACTGTAAACCAGTCTCTCATCCGAATTGCCCGATCAATGGCGTCTTTCGCGTCGTTGATCGACGGCTTGCAGTACCAGAGAGGGAAGTCTACCTGGAAGAAGCAGTGACCCCCATCTATATCCGGTAGCTGGATGATCCGAAAATTCTTGTAGAAGTGCTCCGTAGCTTCCCTTTGCAGGTCCCTGACATAGTGAAATTGTGCTCGGTCTAAGGCTGCCTCGCACCAGGGAACAACGATCAAACCTTCCTCTGAGATGAAACCCTGGCAGGTATCGTATGGGTGGCATCGGTGAAATGTCAGGACTATACGCATGACGGAATCCTCTATTGATATCCGTCAGGTAGTACCGAGGCTGTAATCCGGTTCAGAACCCCCACCGGAGAGCTGTCCAGACCATCGTGTCTTTCCTGCTGACGTAGGGGTGAAGGGCTTCGGGCTCTACGGGTATCCCGAAGGCATCCCGCAGCATCTCGCGATACCTATCGTAGGTGTCGTTGGATCGGTATCTGGGGCTCCCGTCCACGTTTAGCACCAGGAGAAATTCGCCCAGCCTCTCCCGCTGCCGCTGAGCGAATCTGGCGAGGGCTCTCAAATCTCGCTGGATGGTTCTCTTCCCCTTGACTGCCCGGAAGGAGTCATAGACGAGGACTCCGACCCGGTCGAAGGCCCCCACCCGCCGGAGGGCCGGAATCAGGGGGCCTTGATGCCAGCTTGCTGGAGCCTCGGGGCCATAGTGGTTTCTGCAACCTAGGATGATTTCGGGGTCGGTGTCCACGCCGATAAAGCGAGCCGGGGACGCCAGGGCTTCCCGGTCGAGTAGGAGCCGGAGGGTGGGGGCTTGCGTCCCCGCTAGCTCCATCCAGTCGCAGCGGAGAGCCTGCTGGGAGCGAGACCAGAGGAAGGAAGACCGGCGGACGATCTTGAGGGCATGTAGCCGGGTCTCGTCCTTGGCCTCAAACCCCTGGTCGGAGAGAGTTGTGCTGGTGAAGTCAGTCATCAGCCAGCTCGTCCAGATTGGCGGGGACAAAGGGTGTCTTGGCTCGGGGGTTCTTTTTGAACCCCCGGTCGTGTAAAAGCCGGGCGAGTGAGGACCCCCCCGGAAGGCCCCACTTTCCTCGGGCGATGGCGAGGTTGAGTCCTTGCCAGGACGTGTGAAAACCAATGTAGGGGAAAGCGTCGTCGGTCATCTTGGTTTTGGGGAACTGCCCAAATTGCCGGTAAAACTTGATCGCAGCGTTCACCACTGCATCTTCTGTCAGATCCGAGGGCTTGATTATCTTGTTCACCTTGAGCCCCCTCTCATGGAGGAGTCTCGCCAGGGAGCTGCTTCCCGGCAGGCCCCACCACCCCTCTTTTAATGCTATGTCCACACTCCCCCATGATGTAGAGAAATTAAAATGATTGTCCGCCCGACCGGAAGCCGCTTGGGGCCAAACTCCATTTTCTCTGTGGAAATTCTGGGAAGCTTGGACCACATCATTTTCCGTAAGGTCCACCGGTTTGACTGCTTGACTAAATTTGAGCCCCCTCTGGTGAAGTAGTTGGGGGAGGGTTGAACCCCCTGGTAAGGATTGAAAACCGCGATCCAATGCCGCGGCAACTCCTCTCCAGGAGACGGGAAAACCAAATTCCCGGGAGGCATCCCCCGATGTTTCGGTGGGCCACTTCCCGGTTCTATTGTGAAAGCCTTTGGCGGCTGTCACGATTAGTTCTTCTGTCAATCCGGGCCTGGATGCCAGATTGGCTCGTAACCCCCGCCTATGCAATAGTTGTGCAAAGGTCTCCCCACCAGGAAGCCCTCTTAAACCCTCATAGAGGGCACAATGGACAGCCGTCCACGTTTCCCGAAACCCGAAATCCTTGGCTGCATCCCCCGTGTTTGAGGAGGGCCACCTTCCCGTTCTCGCATGGTGTCTTTTGGCGGCCTCCACGATCATGTCTTCGGTAAGATTCGGCTTGTTGAAGTATGCCGTGAGGCGACCTACCACGTCCTTCGCATCCTTCCCCGTGAACGCTGAATAGACCGCCAGGACCCGCGCAGCTTCGGTGTAGGTCTGATCCCGGTAATCCGCGAGAATCTCGTTCCAGGCCGCGATGTAATCCTCGCGGATTTCTCCTATTGGGAGAGCTGGGCGAGTAGCTCCGACGAACTCCCCCGCCAGTTGCAACCCGGCTTGATGCTCTACAGGACTCAGGCTCAAGCTCGTCAGGTATCCCTGTAGCTGGCCGACGTTGGGGGCTTCCCCTGTCCGGGATTCATACAGGCCCGCCCAATTTGTGAGACGGGCTCGCATCCTCAGCAGAATGTGGTCCGGGACCTCCACACGCTGACGGTCCCGAATCCGCTGGACTCGATCCCCCTCGCCTCTCGGTGGACGTGACCAGGATCTCTCCATCCGAATTCGCAGATCCGCTCGGACTTCTCTCGCGACCTCCCAATCCGCCATGTAGCAGGCGAGCAGGAAGGCGTAGTTGTGGTGCTGCTTTTCAAACTGAGCCAGCACATCGTCCGGGACCTGCTGAACGAAGAGGGTAATCCGGGCATCCTCCGGGTGTGGGTGGCCGGCGATTTCGCTCTTGTTCCGGAAAGCCCGACCCCATCGCTGAAGGATCAGCCCGAAGCTGCGGGGGATCCCCATGTTGTAGACGTGGGAGCAGAGGGGCCAGTCCGTGCCCTCATCAAACCGCTTACAGGCGAGGATGACGTCCGTAGTTGAATCCTCATACCGAGAGACCTCTTTATCGACCTCCAGTGCCGCCTGAAGCCGCTCAGCGACGTCTCTACCCACCCCGACCGCATCAACTACCCGCACGCCAGGAGAGGCCGCCTGGAGGGCTTTCAGAAGCCGGTTCGTGAACCGACGAGACCGCTTCGCAGGGACGATAAAGACCGCTTTCGGCTTTCCGTCCGCGACCCACTTGTCTACGAGCCACCGATGGGCTGTCCCGGAGTTGTTCTCCTGGGCGGATAGCTCCTCTCCAGCGTACTGCCGAGCCGTTTCGGCTACGGAATCCATGAGCACGGTCTGAATCTGGAAGTTGCCAGGGGCGTACCCCGAAGCGGCGTGATCAGAAATCGTCCAGATGTGCGTCTTGGTGCCTTCCGGGAAGACCTCTTGACCGTCTGACCGGAAGGGGGTCGCCGTAGTCCGGAGGACGGTCCCGCCCCGGGACTCCCATGCCACACCGAAATCACCGATCTTGGTATTCAGCCGCCTGTCGGAGTCGCTGGTCCCTGCGTGGTGCCCCTCGTCCAGAATGAGTAGCTTCCCTGTCAGGTCATCCGGGAGGGTACGTTCGCCCCAGCAGGCGAGCTGCTGGTGGGTCGTCAACAGAAACGGCGTGTCCAACTCCCCCGTCAAGAGCGACCTGAAGTTCTCCTGCTTGTGCTCTTCTTCTCGCAGGCGGAGAAATTCACCCTCCCGAGCGGTGAACGCCACGGCGGCGGACGACCAGGGGATATCGTGAGGATCGACCTGGAGGTACCAGTCCTGCTTGAAATTCTCTTCGATCTGAATCGAGGGAGCCGCGATCACGACCCCGGAGAATATCGGCCGGGTCTTGGAGACGAGACCCGCCAGGATGAGGCTCTTCCCGCTCCCGGTCGGGGCGACTAGACCCAGGCTCTTATGCCCATCAGAGGCATAGGCTGACAGGTCCAGCACCGCATCCCACTGGTATGGGCGAAGGGTCTTCAAGACCTACTCCCGGTTGTCGGTGACTTCCTTTCCAGCCAGGAAGCGGGCTTCCACCCACCCCTCTCCCTCGACGTGGAACTTGTGGTCCTCAGTCACGACTACGGTGGTGCCGTCCTCAAAGGTCAACTTGACCCAATTGTCCCGCACGCCGTTGTTGAACGTATTGGTCACCCGGCTGGTCGTGATCCCACCCTCCGGGCTCCAGGTCAGCACCTCGGGACGGAGGCCCTCCTCCACGATCTCCCGAATCGGGACCTGCTCCCCGTTGGCGAGATGGATGAGGGTACCGCCATCGAAGCAGGAGAAACCGTCGAGTTTTTCTGACCCTACGATGCTGGGGAGCCTCCCCGGCCGCCTCGCGGCGTGGGTCTTCCACCAGCCCTCAAACTCTTTCGGGTTCTTAGACTTGTTCTGGCTCCCCATCGGAGCCGTGTGGGAGAACTTGCTGAAGCTGGTCGCTTCCAGCTCGTCCTCAGGATCGACGGCGTCCCCCCAGACCATGTCGAGGAATGCTCGACCTCCCTTCACCTCGGGCTTGTTGGGGCTGAACTTCTCAGCCAGCTCCAGGGCGATCTTGAACTTGTCGTAAGCGGCGTCATAGACCGCGTCGGATACCTCCGGGCTCCCCGCTCGGTAAGCGGCATTCCACTGGATAAGCTGGGCGAGCTGGGCTGCGATCTTGGACGCCATTAGGGGATGCTCCTCTGTCGGGTATACGACCCGCGTGTGGGAAGATACCTATCAGTACCAGGAGGGGGATCTGGTGCCCTCACTCTCGATATCTTCGCGGACAGTCTTCTCAAAGGCGGCCTGCTCCTCCGGCTCCCAGCCTTCCAGGCCCTTCTCCAGGGGCTCGTAGGGCGGCGGGTAGGTCGTGGCCCCCTCGCTGAACTTCCGCCCCTTGAAGCCGATATGTCGAGCCCACAGGAGGTTCCGGAGGTTGATCAGGTGATCCAGGCTCTCGTTGTAGAAAGCCACCATCTTGAAGCCCACATAGACCCGGAGAGAGCCCATGAAGATGGCTCCAGCCACGCACCAGTTGAAGAGAGTGAGACTCCCGGAGTTGTCGGCCCCCGCGACGAGCCCCATGACGCCCGCGAGGACGGTACCGGCCAGGAAGCTGTAGCTGGCTCGGTGGTGCCGCTCGGCGTGGCCCTTGAGGTTCTCGACCTTTCGGCGGAACTCGCCCTCCATGTCCCGGGACCTGTTCGCCCGGGTGAGCAGGATCTTCATGGCGGCGACGAACGGAGGCCCCGGCGCCGCGTTGCACAGCTTGATCGCCCGATCGACGTTGTTCGCCATCACAAGCTTCTGGATCTGGGTGTAGAACGCCTGGGCGTTGATCCGCTCCCGGAGATAGAACGGGACGAGTGAGAGGAGTGCTGCGAGGGAGAACCCGCCCAGCACGACGACGAAGGGGAGTAGCTGTTCCATGATGGCGTATACGACCCGTCCCGAGAAACTTTCTCGGGAAAAGTGAAAGGGCCCCACACCAGCTTCCTGGGGGCCCTTTCGGAGGTTTACAACCCCACAGGAAGTCAGTGGGGAGGGAGTAGACACGGCAAGCAAGAGAGGCTTACGGTCCCGGTCTGGAGTCCGTGCCACTCCAATTGATCGGGTTTTTCGCCTGTTAACTCAGATTTCTGGGAAACTCCTCGTCACCCCACCCGATCACCCCGGGTGGGCCCGGTCCCCGTCCAACGCAACGCCGCGGGGATGACAGCAGGTGACCGATTTACCGCGAACGACTCATCAGGCGCCCTGCCGTGTCTACCTATACGAGGAGCCCCCGGATAATTTCCCCTGAAGCCTCAACTTTTCTTGTTGGGCTCTCTCGCTTCAACTTCTGTCCGGAGCTGGAGGCTGAGAGCCTCCCCCATGACCAGATAGTAATTGAAGCCCAGCCACTCCCCGGAGTCATTGACCACTCGGGTCTTCTCCAGCCGCGTCCCGGCGGGGATCTCCTCCCCCTGCCCCCACTTCCCGAGGAGGCGGTCTACCAGAGCCATGAGGCCGGCGTTGTCTACCGATTCAGGGCTCTCCCCTTCCTCCGCCCTGGCGTCCATGACGAGCAGCCTCACGTCATCTCCCAGACGGATTTGTGCTCATAGTCTATGGATACCAGCCCCCCCGGCCACACCCAATTCCCCGGAAGCTTCGGGATGACAGCGTAGTTCTCGGTGCCGGAGCCTCGAAAGCGAGCCGCGATCTGCCCCAGGTGAACCCGGTTGTCCCTGGCGGCGTAGAGGCGACCCTCTCGCCGTCCGTCGATAGGGACGACGATCAAGCTGAATCTCGCGGGGGAATCATCAGCCAGGGCGATGCCCAGCTCTTTCGGCATCACTCGGGAAATGGCAGCCATCACCCCCCCGTATTCATCCACCGAGATCAATCGGGCAGCGGTCATCAGTTGACGGAAAATCTCTTCAGCATCCGGTAGCACAAGCAGCCTCTACCCCAACAGGTCGTCGAATGAAAGTTTCTTCCTAGGTGGGCGGGAGTCTGCCTCCGAATCGATCTCCGCCTGATCCCACGGTCGCAGTTGCCTGTTCCAATGTCTGATCCTGGCGTCGGAGAGCAGGAGATAACTCTCCTGCTTTTCGATACCCACAAAATCACGATCCGTGGACAAGGCAGCGATCCCGGTGGACCCGCTCCCCAGGAAGGGGTCCAGCACCGGGCCCTCTCCGGGGAACTCTTCCAAGAGCCACTTCATGATCGCAGAGGGTTTGACTGTCGGATGGTGGTTCCCTCTCTTGCGGCCCTCGACGAAGTATTTCTCCATGCCCTCCGGGATCCCTCTCCGCTCTACACCCGCGGTGATATCCCGGTCAGGGAAGTGTTGTTGGAGATCAGCCAGCTCGGTGGGGTCTTCAGACCCCGGGTACCAGAGATACTCGCCCGTCACACCTCGGGCGAGGTGAGCTGTCCCGGCGTTTCTCTCCGTCTGGGAAGCCTTCGCCGTGTAGAAGACCTCTCCAGGTTCCTGAGCGAGGAACAAGGCGTCTCGGATTTCAAATCCCTGGTCTTCGGCATGACAGGCCCCCGTGTGACCGGTAGGCTGGTCTTCGGGAGCGATGAGCATCAGGTGAGCCCCGGGCTTGAGAGCCCTCCAGATCTCTTCCAGCCAGGGGGGAGGGTCTGGGGTAGACCAGCCTCGGATAATCGCTCCATGAAGCGATGCGTCCTCGTGTCGAGACCAGTCATAGGACTCGGGCTCCAGGCAGATGACGGACACCCCGCCGATGTGGGTCGGGGTGATCATCGTGTAGAGGTAGTCCAGTAGCTCTTGGGGTAGATCCCGGGTCATAGTCTCTCGCCTTATTTGCTTGAAGAAGCGGGAGGTGTCCCCTGAAGCCGGGCAGCCAGGGCCGCAAATCCAGTGGGCAACGGTCTCACCCCCTTCCCGCCGACAGCCGGGTCGGTGTATGAGAATCAGGTTCGGGGGCCAGCGGCCTTCGGCGTTGGTAGGCTGGAATCCTGCTTGTTGCCCGTAGGTCTGCCGGTCGTTCCGAGTTGGCTGAAACGGTCGCTTGTGGTCTCCGTTGGACGAGATCCTTGAGGCGTCGATGTTCAACGCCCCGGCTCCGTGAGCGAGAGTGTTGGCGGCGAGGGTGCTCTCTGCCAAGGGCTTTCTCGCGACCGTGACGTTCACCCATCCATCTCCAGAATGTTCTCCTGACGGGAGAACAGGGGCTCAGGGCTCCAGTGAGTCCAACAGCGTGCTTCGTATACGGCTGCGGCCCCCACAACCACCTGCTCCCTGTTGTCTGCGATCCTCTGGCTCCGGGTGGCGTCCTGACCACAGACGGTGCAGACAGCTCGCAGCTTAACCACGTCCTCCGCTTCTGCCATCAGCAGGGGAGCGGGTCCAAAAGGATGCCCCCGGTAATCCAGGTCCAGAGTCGCGATGATCACCCGGTGGCCCCGAGAGGCCAGAGTCCGGGCAACCTGGACAACATCCCGGGGGAAGAACTGTCCTTCGTCGATCCCTACCACCTGCACTTCCTTCGGGACCTGAAGCATTCTCTCTACATCCTGTGATGGAATCATCTCACTCGGAAAGCGGGCATCGGAGTGGGAGTGGATATCGCCGGAGTAGCGAGTGTCGATATCCGGCTTGAAGCATACGACCTTCTGCTTCGCGATGGTGGCTCGCCTGAGCCGTCGAATCAGCTCTTCTGACTTTCCCGAAAACATTCCCCCAGCGATAACCTCGATCCAGCCTGATTGACTCCTGAACTGTCGCATCTCAACCTCCTACCAAACGGTCGCTTTCCCTTCGTGGAAGCGAGAGGGAGTTGCTTCCTCCTGGTCTTGATACCGGCCTAGATAGAGACGAGGAGCACCGGTCATGCCCATAAACCAGATCTGGCAGATGCGAACGTTGGGGAGCACTCGGACGGGGTGAATTACGCTCATCTCCAGTGTGATCGTCCCCCGAAAGCCGGTGTCGATAAACCCCGCCGTCGCGTGAATCTGCATCCCCAGCCGGCCCACACTGGACCGACCATCGACCTTCATCACGTAGTCCCTCGTGTGAATCTTCTCGACCGTTCTCCCCAGGTACAGCGTCCCCGGGACGAGGACGAGGCCCTCCTCTGGAATGGTCAAGCGAGTCGTCGGATTCTCCCCCGACATAGACAGAGGAGGCGGGTGTGGGCGGAATCCCGGCCCGTAGGGGAGGTCCCCATACACCAGCAGCTCCGGATGGAGCCGGAGGTCCAGGCTGTTAGGCCCCACGTTCTTCTGCTCAAAGGGAGAGATTTCAATCTTTCCCTGAGCCACCTGCCGCTCAATTTCAGGACCAGTCAACACCACGTTGCAACTCCAGCAAGCAGGGCGAATCGGTGGAAGCACCCAGCACACAAGACCCGCTCTCGTAGGTGCCGGGGGACGACTTGACGCCAGAAGTCGTCGGGGACGCGAAAATCGTAATTCATCACGACCCCGCAGACCTTACAGCTCATCTGCTGGTCTCGTCGGATCGGCCTGGGGGACGGGTTCACGGACACAACCCCACCCATCATGGTTTGCGTGCTGTTAACACACATTCCCATGCCGGTTTTAACGCCGTCCCCCAGCCATCCCATGCAGCGGCTTCCGGTGTCCGGTGGACCTTGTCCGGCCTGTAGTCCGCCTTCAACCCGTTCTTCGCCTTTCCCGTAGCCCCACCCTTGTCCAGAGCGACTCGGTCTACAGAGGGGCCATGTCCTTGTACTGAACGAGGGTTGCCAAGGAAACGGTCGATCGCCTTGGAGATGTTGTGTGATTTGGGAAAGCCATTGGCAAAGGCCCACGACCTCATTTCCACATCCCGGAAGCCGGCCCCCTCCATTGCTGCCGCGAGCCGATGGAAGGTCCGAGTCCCGCTGAAAGCCACCACGTAGCCTCCCGGGACGAGCTTGTCATAGACCGCCTTCAACCACCGCTGATGCCACAATTGCATCTGCTGGGCTTGTTTCCTAGCGACTTTCTGACCAAGCTGGTGACCAGAGACAACCGGCTCACCACCCACTCGCCAATCTGGGTCCTCGCAGGAACACTTACGTGACCCCCGTAGACGACCTCCACAGGTAGCACACGTCGGGTTCGACCCACCGAAGGAAGTAGTCCCCCCAAACGCCGGCCAGGGGATCTCTCGATCACCTATCCCCGGTTGAGCCATTCCGCTGCCTGTCTCCCAGAGACGATCCCACTCTTTCCCCATGAATTCAAGCCCATACGGCGGATCCGTCAGAACCAGACCGATTTCGGGGACCTCCTCCAACCGGGCTAGGTTGTCTCCTTTCAGGAGGAGAACCCTCATGACTTGCCCAGCCCGTCGAGGATCGCCTGATCAATCTCGGCTCCGAGATCTTCGGCCTCACTCATCGCGGTCTCCTTGAGGGTCAAGATTCGCCTCTGGGGGAACACTACCCGGGCCTTGAACGGATCTGGCTTCGCGTGGTCTCTCGCCTTGAGAGTCTGGAAGAGAACCTCGTTGGCTTTCTCCAGGTCTGGATCCACCCAGGATGCCGTGACGATATCTGAAGACCGCTCGGCCTCGTTGCTATAGCTGAGGTGAGTCAGGTTGTAGGGGTACTCGCTGCCGGCCTTACGGAGCTTCTCAGCCGCTTTGTAGCCCTCCCGGGAGATCTGGAAGAGGACCACGATAGCGATCCCCATACCCCGGCGGAAGTTCATCGACAGCCGCTTGAGGTTCCTCAAAACCTCGTTGAGCCGCTCCGTGGTGCTCGGGACCCACTTCCGCGGAGCCATGAGGCCGGCGTGATCGACGAAGATCATGTGGAAGGGACTCTGCTGGTAAATCAACTCCGCCCGAGCCCGAAGGTCCGAGACCATGTAGTCAGATTTATCCGGGTCGCTGACCTCAATGTGGAGAGCCCCATATCCGGGGTGGGTCTTCTTCTTCGGATCGAGAGGATCCGGACACACGTAGTCCCCGTTGAGATCCGGGACGACGTAGTTTCGGAAGAAGTCCTCCTGCTCGTCAGTGAGGGAGCCGTCTCGGAGCCCCATGTAGGGGATGGGCGGGTGGATCTTCTTGAACTTCTCGTGTCGCGAGTGCATCGCGATGAGCATGTTCCGACACTGCTCGTAGGGCATCTCCAGAGAGAGGAAGAGGACGCTGTTCCGGTAGAACACCGTTTGGTTGTAGGCCCAATTGAGGGCGTAGGTGCTCTTGAGGCCGCCTGTAAAGGCGGCGTGCGTCCACAACTCCGCTCGCTTGGCTCCCTTGAACGCCTCGTCGAATTGGGTGATCCCGGTGAAAAACCCGACCCCGGCTTTGGGGTCCGCCTTCACACGATCATATCGGGCGAGAGAGTCGTGACCGTCGCTGGTCACGTTGCCGTAGAGTCGCTGCCCCGTCGTCGGGGTCACAATGTCATGACTCCTCGACATGACATACTGGATGGCGTGGTATGGGCCCTTGAGGATCTTCTCAACCCGCCCTTCTTTGAGCGTGATCCCGTCCTTCACGATCCTGGCGGCTTCCGTCAGGATCTCCTTCATCGTTCGGGTTCGCCGGTCCTCCGCCCTCTCGTTGAGCCGCTGAAGAAAATCTCCCTGATAGCGAGGGGTCATCGCGATCAAGTGTTCCAGCCGGTCTACTACCTCCATCTCTTTCTGGCGGGTGAAGTGCTCCCGCAGAGAGGTGTAAGCAGGGACATGCTGGTGCTGTCGGACAAAATCCGACAGGTAGGTCCAAATCGCGGTGTCCTCGACCTGCTCGAAACCCAGACCAGCGTTCGCGAGAGCGAAATGGTTCTCTAGAGCGAGGGCTTTGTCGTCCCTCGGATTTGCCGTGAAACACGACCTGAGCAGGATCTTCACTTCTTACGCCTCCTCTCCCACGGCTTCTTTTTCTTCTTGCTATCCGAATCGAGACCAAGATCTACGTTGACGGCTCGGGTCCCTCCCGTAGACCTCGCGAACCTCGGGTCAGTGGCCGCGGAAGGACGCGGCGGGCCCCCCACACTTGGCTCGAAAGCCATCTCTTCATAGCCCCGAGAGGGCTTCCGAACCGAAGGTGTCCGAGACTGCCCGTAGACTCGCTCCCAACCCCGGACGAAATCTCCAACCAGATGGTCATAGGAGAGGTGCCCGTCTTCCAGCGGGTAGTTCGGCTGATCTACTATCCAGGTAGGGTTGCCTGCGTGGAGCCGGAGCATCAGGGCTTCCAGAAAGACCTCCGCCATCGCGGAGTTGCGAGCCGCCTTGACCCCGAGGTAGATGACCAGCAGTTCAGCGGGGGCGACCAGATCTTCCAGGGAGTAGTGAGACGCGGTGACCACCATCGCATCCGGGTCAAAGATCTCTGCTCCTTTGACCGCGTGGCTGGCTAACCACGCCGTCATGAGCTGGGCGTCCGTGACTACCTGAAACGACCAGGATGGGGGCCGGCGGATCGCGACATGCCTCATGTGCTCCACGAACCAGCCACGGGGAGCGGTGATCCAGGTGTTCTTCTCGACCCGCTCCGTGAGTGGGCTGCTTGGAATCGGGTCGGCTTTCAGAAGGCCGGGCATTCCTCGTTCCACATTTCGCTTGATCGCCTCCCGAAGGCGGCAACCACACCGCTGGACGACTGGTGGCACGAGTCCCTCTTGAGGGACTGGAACGACACCAGCCCCTCCACATACGACACACTCAGCCATCGCTACCTCCAGCGCGAGCGTCTTCTACCAGCCCGTCAAAGACTTCCCGAAGCTCGTTGATCTCCTCGATAATCTCCTCGTTCTCCTCTTCTTCGTCCCCCTCCCCTTTGATCCTCTTCCCGAGGATAGCTTCGACCAGCTTGAGCTTCTTCCGACAGGTCCCCAGAGTCCGCTCATCCACGGTCCCCCGTGCAATCAGGTGGATCGCATAGACCATGTCATGCAAGATCCCGATCCGAATCATCCGACCGAGAATCTGCAAGTAAATCCCAGCCGACCAGGGCGTGTCCAGAAAGACGATCGCCTTCGCTGCCTGGAGATTGATGCTATCGGAACCCGCCTTGGTAATCCAGACGATATTCACCCCGGAATCGTGAGCCTGGAAGGCGTCCATCGCAGCCTGTCGAGCCGCGATGGTGTTCTCATCTCCGGTCACCCGGACTGACTTGACCTTGAGCTTCTTCTCCAGCCAGGGCTTCCCGAAGTTCACCATCTCCTTGAATCGGGTGTAGATGATGACCTTCTGACCTTCCAACTCCCCGCCCGGAGCCAGGAGGTCAGCCAACACGTCCAGCTTCTCAGACGTCTCCTCGTCGAAGCCGATGAGGCAGGGGTGATTCACAATCTCCTGGCAGTAGGTGATCGCGGTGAGATGCGTGGTCTCTCTCAGCTCACCGTCTCCAACCTCCAGCAACCCCTCCAACGCCTCCGCGTATTTAGCCGCCTGGAAGGAGGTGAGCCCGTGGCGGATTTCTTTGATCTGAAGCGGCGGGAGATCCTGCGCTACCTGGAACTTCGCCCTTCCCAGGTGGAAGGGGTCGATCTTGGCCTTGAACCGAGCGATATCCTTCGGCCGATACCCTCGGATAACCGGGACCTTCCTGCCTCGACCGATCGGCTGCATCTGGACGATGCAGTAGTCGTTCATAAAGGCGTTCCGGCTGTGGGTAAACAACCCAGGGACCAGCACCTTCATGATCCCAAACCCTTCCATCAGGTTGTTCTGAATCAGCGTCGCTGTCATTCCCCAGACGCGGTTTGCCCTCTCCACCCCCCCGAGGTGCCTCATGATCTGGTGAATCTGAGACGACGGATTCTTGAACGCCTGACAGTTTGACACCAGGGTGCCGTTGGCAAAGAAATTGTGGTTACCTTCGACCTCCAAGTCATAGACATATCGGTCTTTCTTGGGGTCAGATGGAACCCAAGTTCCGGTCTCTGTGACCCAATCCAGAATTGTTCTTTGCTGGGGACGGGTGTCAAAGTCGGAAGCCCTGGCACAAGTCTTTTCAGGAAACTTGTACATGACTCCAGGAAACCCACATGGAAGCAGGTTCAGGAACACTGATGTTGCTTGGTCATTGAGATAAAGGAGGAGGTGCCCTCTCTTAGACACCTTGATTTGTGCCTTGACCCCCCACTTCCACCACAACCACCCAGCCAACAGCTCAACCTCGCCCCTGTCAAACCCACTTGTATGGAGTGTGACTCGGCGGGTCCTACCGTCTTTGCAAACGTGCTCATTCAGGGAGCCGTCATCGGCATACCACACAGCCAAACCAAGAGGCCCAACATGATTTAGCCAAGAGGCTGTGATCCTCTTACCACCTTGCCAAACGCGGTTCTGCACCGCCCAAGAAGTGACAGCCTCATTGGTTTGGAGCTTGAATCGAGCATAACCCTTCGGCTGTCCGTCTGTTCTAGGGAAGCCGCCGTTGGCTGATGTGTCTACCTCCGACACCCCCAGAGACTTCAAGATTTCTCGCTTGAAAATCAGGTAGTCCTTCTGGACCTCAGAATGGCCGAAGGCCACTCCGACCCGGACGTTGTTTGGATAGGCTAGACTGGAGTCCCCCAACAAAGCCCCGAAAATGACTTGCCATTGATCCTCAGAAGGGACATTTGAGCAGAGGTGTTGTACCTTGGAGCCTTCTTTGAGACGACTCGCCAGAACCTTTCCTCCCTCGGGGGTATAGAACTTGTGGGTGCTGGTGACACGAAGCCGTCCCCCGAACCGAAAACCGAGATGGAGTAGGTTTCTTCTCCGGCCCCTTTGGAAGGGAACCCGATGCCAATCAACAACTCTCTTCGGCTCGACCTCTCCTGTTTCTGGGTTCCAAGAAAGAACCTCAACAGGTAATTTCTGAGAGACAATCTTCCCGATTAACTCGGTACTACCGTCCGCTAGGAGGACGGGGGTGTGGTACTGGAAGCACTCATCTGCGATGAGGATGTAGTCTTGCCACCCCTGCATCTGCCGGAAGTCCCGCCGGACAGACCCGTAGCCCATAACCAGGACCGGATAGCGATCCTTCTCCTGCCAAGCCTTATATGCCTTCTTCCTCTTCACGGGGGTCCCCGCGGAGACGACCGGATCGACCACCCGGGTGAAATTCTTAAAAGCGAGAGCCCACTGAGTGACAGCGGACTTGTTGCAGATAATGATCACTTTGCGAGTGGGATCCTCGATTTCCCAGAGGAAGCAGAGGGCCGCGATCACCTCTAAGGTGTTGTGGTTGACTAAGCCGTTACCCACGAAGCAGTGGCGGGGGTCATCCACCTCAATGTCCACAACCTCCTTGAACCCGGTTTTGATGGATTCGATGGGGTCGTAGAAAAACCTCCGTGATAGAAGCTTTTCGATGCCCTTATAGGCAGGGTGGTCCTTAGCCACCCCCACCTCGTAGGCCACCTCCAGCATCCACTCCAGAAACCCGTAGGTAGGGTTCCTGCGCCTAGCCCGGACGTGGGTGAGCGTGTTGTAGAAGGAGGACCCCCATCGAGTGCTAATCGAGAACCCATGCTTCTTGCAGCCGACAAGAATCTCCGACCGCAACAGCTCGACAGCACCCCAAGCGAACGGGACAATATCGTGGTTGGGGTTGGACTTGTTCGGGATGGCTCCCGCCAAACTACTCTTCTTACGAGAGGAGATGAAACCCACCTCGGCCTCGAAAATCCGGGCGTCCTCCCCGAACATTGTGAGCCGCCAGTAGGTGTGGTCGCGACCCTGGACCATCTTGGGGGAACGATTGGAGACGATTCCCAGGCGCAAGAGGAGGAGTTGAACCTCTCGAAGAAGCCTCTCAGAGGCGGAGCTGATCTCCACACCACCAGAAACAACGGACCCCTCTCCCTCAAACAGACCTCGGAGGAACGCTACCTGTGAATCCCGGGTCCCGATCATGACGGGGTCAGGAACGCGCTTGTCAGCGGGCAAGCCGTAGTCCACCCCCATCCCCTCCAGATACTTGCGGAGGTAGACGCTATCGATCCGCATCTCTTTCTGGTCGGACTCCTTGCCCCATCCGAACTGCTCCGCCAGGAGCCCCTGAATGTCTCGATGAACCGCTGGATTCTTCTCGGGACACTGCGAGATAGTGAACACGTAGGGGTGATTCACCCAGGCTTCCCCCACGATGTATCCGAGCAAACGGGCTAGGCTCGGGTTGAGCTGCGTAGGGACAGAATACACCTTGGCGTTAGGGGCCACGGTGGGGAGCCGGAGCGGGGGCTCCTCGTCGGGGAACTGCGTAGGAGTCCTGTCCACGCAGAGGTAGTCCCCGACTTCCAGTTCTCCTGTCTTGATGAACTGCTCTCCCGTGATCCCCCTCACGAACAGAGGGTGGACCAGTGAGCCCTCAACCTCGAATCCGTAGCGGCTCCGCACCCTCCGGGTCGGCTTGTTCCCGCAGTAGTAGAAGCTCTTGACCAGGACCATGTCGGACCCGATCCGAACCTGAACCCCAGAGCCCTCCAGGGAGGCGAAGGAGTCGGGGTCCATAGGACCCGGCTGGAGATCCCCGATGGGGACCAGCCCCCTATTGGTGTCCAGCAGGGTGTCTTTCGTGACGCACTTACCCAAGCCCGTGTCGTCCCCCACCAGGAACCTCTTCATGGAGAGGAGATGGACGACCATCTGGGCCTGATAGTAGCGGAGGGAGAAAGGCTTCTCGGTCCCGTCTAGTGCCTTGTACGAGGGCACCATCAGCGACGAGGCCCGGAGAACCAAGTCCTCTTTCTCCCGGACAGCTTTCAGCTTCTCATAAGTGGCAGCCAGTACGGGATCCATAAGCCTCCTCGGGACCCCTCCCTCTACCACACCGGGAGGCTTCTTAGCCCCCCGACTGCGTCAACCTTACCGAGTCTCCGACCACCCGAAGAGCACCGTCCTCAGCAAGACCCCCTTGCTGAACCACTGAGGTCGCTTGTCCACCGCTTCTGTAAGACGAAGTTTGATGTATCGAGTCAGATTTGCCCCCGTAGGTGCAGAGGGGTGTGCCCTCTCTAGTACCCGGGTCATATCTTTCCTCTTTGTTTTCACGAGGTTATCGACCAAGGAGCTAATCCTCGGCCGGAGGCTCTGGACTGACCACGCCCCGAGAGCGTCCGCGGCGTTGAAGAGATTGTCCTCTGATCCCTCAGGGGGGACATGCACCTGCCCCCAGGTGGCGGAACCTCCGGCTTGCCACACCGAGAGGAGCACACGAAGTCCTGGAGAATAATGACCTGACGACTGGAGAGACCGCTTCCCCGCAGGGCTCGCGAGGCTGTACCGGAAGTACCCCCTGTCCAGGTTGTGTACCACGGCGATCCGATCGATCTGCTGCTCGATCTCAGGCACCAGTCGAGGAAGCCCCGCGAGAACCGCCTCCCCGAGCCCGATCAGGATTCGATTGCGGGGCGTCCTGGCCTCGCGAATGGTCTCCAAGAAATTCATTTCAGCCTCCAATTTCCACGATAAGCCTTCCGGGCCCTTCAATCGCCAGGGAAGCTCCTTGAGCTGTTTGAACCGCGGCGACTCCACCCGTGGCGATGGTCCTCACGACGCCGGGAGCCACCACGTATCCCCAGCGACGCGATGCCTTCCCGGAGACGCTCTCGGGGATCTCACCGAGGGCAACCGCAGCCTTCGTGAGCGGCTGCCCCTGGAGCCCCAGGGAACGCAAAGCTGAACTGGTCCGCGGGCCGATGATCCCATCCACGGGACCGCAAGGAGCCCCGAGTCGATGGAGCTGGGCTTGGACAAATCGCTCCGTCGTCTTGCCCCCACCCCAGGTCCCCACATCCACCTGTGCCGCCGCACATACGGACTTCCAGGCGACTTCCCCTCTCCCCTCGCCCAGGAGAGAATCATACAACCTCTGCCAGGGTCCGAAAAAGTGAAACACGCCCTGCGTAGGGCTCGGGAGGGGGTATCGATCGAAGGGCGTAAACCCCAGGGGGATGACCAACCCCCAGAGAGCCTCCAGGGACTCCTGAGACGCTCTACCGGCTACCTCCAGGGTCAGGGTCACCTCCCGCCCTGAACGCCGAAGAGAGAGGCTCTCAGGCAGCCCTGTGAGACCCGCATCCGTCTTGACCTGGGTTCTCCGAACCCCTGTCGCTGTCAGGGCTCCGAAGCCTCTCTCAGCAGCTCGCCTGTTGGCCTGACGCAGTCCTTCCACGAGGTCCGGCGTAAACACCGAGGAGCGAGTGCTGATCAGGGAGGTTCGGAACATCCAGGGGTCTCCTATCCCGAGAGGGGCATAGGAGGTATACCGCTAGGGCCCCTTGGGCTGGAGAGCCCCGATATGCTTGAAGAGAGCTTCCCACCCCCCGATCGCCGCGAGTCCCGCGGTCAATCCCTGCATCAGGGCAGCGTCAACCGCGGCGTTTGCTGAGAGGGCCGCCCCCGTGGTTCCGAGTACGGCGAGGCTCAAAGTCACCCACGGCACCGCTTTCTTAGGGACCTTGTTCTTCAAGGCGTACTTTCGAGCCAGAGCTACCAGGATGCTGAGGAGCAGGCCGACCACCACCGGCCAGGACTTGCTATCCAGGGCTCCCACAAGAAGCCCGACTTCGTCTGCGACCTCCTGAAGGGCTTCAGCTCCCTCGACAATCGCCTCTTCAATCTCCTCCGGATTCGGAGCGTCTCCCACCCGCTCCACGGGTGCCGGCTCAGACGGAGGGCTATCCTGTCCATAAGCGACAGGGGAGGCCAAAGAGACCATCAGGAAGAAGTAGAGAAATCGCATGGTCGTCCTCAACGATGAGCGAGGATGGTTTCGACAATCCTCGCTTTTGTCATGTCCGGGGTTACGAGAGCACCCTCTCCCCGAGCCACCGTCAGGAGATCGGATTTAGGGAGACGTTGAAGAGCCGATCGACTCAACAGGATGGGGCTCGGTTCACCGGTCCCGGGGTCGATAGCCCCTGGAGGCGGGGGGCTGTCCGCCCGGTAGGTCTTAGGCTTACCCAACTCCAACAGCCGTCGCTTCACGTTCTGCCTCTGGTCCTCAGAAAGTCCCGGGTTCAACAAAGCAGACCTGAGCTGAGACCGGTACCTCGCGAGGTGTTGTTCCCGCAGCTCAAAGGGAACGTCCATCTGACTCAAGAAGTGAGGCATCAACCCACCGTGCTAGAGACGTCGCCGCCAGAGTAGACAGCCAACACAACGCCGGCCACATCGGGCGAACTCCGACGACGACCCTTGACCATCGGCCGCCCCTCAAGCCGATACCTGTCCGCGGCGGCGTAGCCTTCGCCATATCCGCTCGGGGAGATGATCCCACTCAAGGAGAGACCATCATCCTGAATGCTGCTCCCCAGGAGCCCGTAGGTCGCGACGACCATCTGAACCTCGTCTCCCTGGCTCACCTGAGCGTTGGTGGAAAACGCCTGCTCGGGGAAGTTCCGGACCAGCATTGCCTTGCAGACCAGGACGCCACCCTTGAGGACCGGCTTGAGGCTGGCCTCAAGGGCTCCGCTTACCCAATCCACGGGACCACCCGGGTTGGGGTCGTCCATGACGAACACGGAGCCCCCGCCGCGATAGAGGCGGTACTTCTTGCTGCCCGTCGGCTCGTTCACGTCGTGGTACGCCGTGTAGGCCAGGATCCCACCGTCCGCCATCCCGACCCAATGACCCGCCCCACCCGTGAAACGGGTGTAGGCCCCGCTCCCGCTGTTTGTCAACGGAAGGAGAGTCTGTACCGGCCGAATCCCAGGCGGGAGCGTCTGCATCGCAGATGCTTTGTTGCCCAGGGGATCCTCGCAAAGGAAGTCGCTGTCCTGAAGGAGAATCCCAAGCGGGAGTCGCTCCGTCATTCCCGTCAAGTCAATCTGAGAGGTGCCCGACCCGGCGTTCATCACCAGATCAGACCCATCCCGGAGATTCGCCGCCGTCGGGGTGCCCACTCCGGGCTCCGGCGTCGTCGGAGTCAGAAGCTTGAACGCCGCCGGAGTGTCGTGAGACACCTTGATCCCATTCCCCTGAGCACCTACAGGGACCGCCTCGATCAACAGGACGTCGTCACCCTCCGTCCGCGCCGTCACCACCGCCGTCAAAGACGTGTGGGCGTTGATCCCAGCGACCAGATTCACGATCGAAGCCGCAGCGTCAGCTCCGACCTGAAACTCAGTTTGGTCCGCAGGGGACCCCGAAACTGCCGTGAGGGTAATCTTTGTCCCGCTCAAGTTGTAGATGGTCAGAATAGCCCCGGTCAGGGAGCCGTTAGCAATGACCTGAAGGAGAACGGAAGCCCTTGAGTTGTTTTCCCGCTGGCCCTCACTGAACGCCCTGGGGAGAATCCTCCAGGGGTTCGCGGAGGCTGAAGCCGGCACCCGAGAGGCTGCCGCTGCGGTGTCCTCCGTGTATCCGACGTCGAGGATCGTCCCGGCCTTGAGCTGGCCTCCGACCTTCCCTGTTCCGAGGGTCGTGTAGAAGTCGATGCTGGCGAGCACCTGAACTACTCGCCGGTTGGGGGTCTCGATTTGAAGAACCCCGGAGCTGTCGAATTGCTGAATCGGAGTCGCCAGAGCGTAGGCATCTGAGACAGCGATCTGCCCATAGCGATGCTGGTAGTCGCTGGTAGTGCGGGTACTCCCCGCTCGCGTCATGTAGGGGTCCCCCTGATAGACCGTCCGGTCGTATCCGACATACACCTGATCGTTAAGGGGTGCCGCAGCGGGGATCGTCATGTTGATCCCTTCCAGCTCCACGTTGGTCCCTTCGGTGACCGCAGCACCGGCCCCCGTGTTCCTCCGAGCGAGGACGAAGTTGTTCAGGTTGATGAATCCCCGGGCGAAACCGAAGACCACGCACTCAACCACATACTCCAGGTCGTCGAAGGTCTCGCCGGAGACATAATCCGGGCTCAGGCTGATATCGAGGGCGTTGGACGGAATCACGTAGGTGTGATCGTCCGCGTCGCCGGTCACGTCGTTCGCCCCACCCTTCCGAATGAACAGGGTTTGAGCCTTGGCGTCCTTCCTCAAGAGGTTGGTCGCCGCGTCTGAAGACACCGTGACCCGGTCGGCGTCGAAAGTCGCCCCACCCTTATCGATGAAGTTCCGACGATCATAGACGCCGTAGAGGCGAGCAATACCCAGATAGGGAGGCAGCTCGATCCCCTTCAGAGTCCGTCCGAGATCTGAAGAGACTACCGTGGTGTCCGTGACCAGCCGGGCCTGATACGCCGGGGTCGCGGGACCGGCGATGGTTCCATACTCCCCGTAATCCAGACCCGAAGTGCTCCCGGTCTGGAGGTAGAGAGAGGACACCAGATTCCCAGCGGAGTCGTTGTTCTGCCCGCCCACGACATAGAAGACCGGCTTGGTCTCGTCAGCGTCATCGGTAAAGAGGTGGTTGATCCCAGGGAGAAAGGTCCCCGTGGTCACCGAGGTGTCATGGTAGGGAATGTCCTGGCGACCAAACCGGGGCATGTACTCCCAGGGGACCACGAATCCCATCCTCAGGTTTGAGGTAAAGATCGTCGCCCCATCCTTGTCTGTCCCGATGGTCGGGGCCGGGCCCGGATAAGTGGTCGCGCCGACTAGGCTGGAAGCCGCCATGTTCACGGAGAACATGGTCATGCTCCGGTCCAAGAAAGGCCGGAAGACAAGAGACTTGCTCCCCTTATCGAAGAAGACCTCAACCTCTCGATCCTGCTCCGAGAACGCGATGATCTCGCCCCCGTGGGCCGGGGCAGCGGAGCCATCCAGCCCCAGGCCACTCAAACGATTCCAGACCTGGACATGAGCCGAGTCGAAGTGCGTCTCTGCGGACGCGACCCCGGACTCAGAGGAGAACGTGGAGTCCAGCGTAGACCCCGCCTGCCGGAGATAGTTCGCCCCAGCACTCCTCACGGCGACGCGGCGGATTTCGTCCGCGACTCTCGCTGTACCGCCACGACCAGGGTGATACAGCAGAGAGGTGGAGAGGATCGCCTTGCTGGCGATCGGCTGGCTGATCGCGTTGGCCCCGAGCGTCCCCGCTGCCCAGGGAGCGGATCCCGCTCCCTCCAGGTCCGTCAGGACAACACAAGCTGCCGCCTTCCCGTCCGTGAACCCGGTCCCGTCCTGAGAGTTGCAGTGCTGTGACCGCACCTCAGCGTTCAGAGTCCCCGAGCTGGGCAACGTAAACTCAGTCACGCCCTGACAGATAAATTCCACCCGGAGACGATCCGCAGCGGAGGCATCCTTGTCGGTGTACCCAGCCGTCCCCGCTCCGACGACCTTGAAAACTCCGTTGTTGTCCGCGTTGGTGTCGTCCCCATACACCACGATGTAGACTTCAGAGCTAGCCCCTGTCCGATCCTGACCTCCGTTGGTCAGCATGTCATACAGCGTGCGGGTGCTGTTGATCAGAGTCTTCGATGACCCCGTCGTAGACAGGCTCATGTCTCCGTTGGTCTCCAACGAGAACCACGTACCTGCGGTGTCGAAGTCTAGACCCGGGAGATCGATCTCGTACTCACTGGACGAAGGGCTGTCGTTGACCAGGGTGACCGCGGAGACCTGGAGGTCGTTGTGCAGCAACCCGCCCAGGAACATGAAAGGCTTCTCAAAGTTCTCTGAAGCCAGAGGGTACATAGGCCCCGGATGCAGAGCGGCGACCTCACCCGGGGCGGCCGGGTTCATCGCGTCCTCTTCAATGAACCGGAGAGTCACGGACTTCTGGAGCCCCGTGGAGCTGTCCGGGTCATCGGTCTTCCAGTATTCCCGGGGGGACAGGAACCGGACGGCTCGCTCTGTGGTGTCCCGGAAGGTGGCCCTTGCTCCCTCGGAGCCGTTGTCCCCGCCGATGTGGAGGAAGAATACGGAGCCGTTGTTGAACCCCGTCGCGTCCGTCATGAAGCCGCTGGGCTTGAAGTCCGCCCCTACATCCCACTCTGTCACTGCATCAAAGCTCGTGACGCTCCCGCTGGTCTGCGTTGCCTCGTCATCTAGGAGGACCGTCACCCCAGGCTGAATGACCGCGGCGTCAGACCAAATGGTCCGGATCCCGTCAGGACCATCCACCGCTTGCGTCTGGTTGGGTACGGAAGCAGCCCCGTTGGCGTAGAGGTAGTCTACCTCCACCACCGAAGGCCCCTGCGTGTCTCCCGTGTCCGACTGCTTGTGGCACGTCTGGAGGCGACCAAGGATCAGCTTCGTCAGGTTGTGGCGGAGCAGGTGGTCGTAATCCCACTGGCCCAGGGAGATCCCCCGGCGAAGGTCCAGCACATCCCCCGCTGCGATCTCATCCGCAAAGCGACCATCCGGCCGGCTGTTGAAGAAGCCGATGGAGGCACCCGCCGAATGAGGGAGAGCCATCGAGCCATTGCGACCCCGGCCGCCCGTCGGGATTGTGATCGTCCCGGCGGTCGTGTCCACCGCCGAGATCCCCATGACCTCCCCATCGATCACCATGAAGGTGCTCGAAACCGAGAGGCTCGGGTCATCCCAGCCAGAGTTGGTCAGCCCCGTGACCTGGATAGCTCCCGTGTCATCCTCATCGATCGCGTTCGTCAGGGTCGCGGTTCCAAAAGCCTTCGCCCCATCCCGGGGGTTCGTCAGGGACGCCGCGGAAGGGTTCCGATCAAAAGAGCCGTTCTGGTTCGCGTTACCTGAAGTCTCCACCGCTACGAAGGCGTTCGCGTTCCTCCGGAAGACCGCACATAGGGGGATCGCGTACACGTAGCCGTCATAGGTCCCCAGGCTGTTGGTCGCGTCTCCATCACCCGCCCGCCAAAGCGAAGGGTCGCCCAAAGTCTCCCGCATGTTCGTGAAGACCATGCCGCTAACCGGAGCCGTCGCCACCCCCTGCCCCAGCACGTTGGGGTCGTCCAGCCCGTCCGGATACTGGTCCAGCGCAACAGAGGAACCCGATCCCGCCCCCTGCCCAAATACCCGAATCCGATACTGAAGCTGGAGTCGCTCTGTCGTCTCAAACCCGAAAGCCGGGTCTTCAATATCGTCCGTGATGTTGGTCCCCCCATACTCCACGTTCCCCCACTTGTAGACGGTGGAAGCTGAAGGCTTGTTCGTGGTGCTCGGGTTAGGCCCCACCTGAGTCAGCCACACCTCCAGAAAGACCAGATCGGTTCTGGCATCCGTAGCCGGAGGGGGGAAGAGCTTGACGAGGTGGCTCGTGTCCGTGTCCGCAGACACAGCGGTTCCTACAACCGGAACCACCCAACCATTGACCAGAGCCCAGAGGATCGGCTCCAGCTCCCCAGACTGCTGCCGGCCGAACTTGAAGTAGTTGCTCCAGGCAGAGTTGAATTCGTAATCCGTCAGGGCAGACACCGGATCCAGCAAGAAGCCTGAGTGGGATTGACTCTGGAGAGCCTCCCGCATCCTCTCCCAGGCAATTTGAGCCATTAGATTTAGCTCATGATCTAACGGCGGTTTCCCAGCCTGCCATACTACTGAGGCGAACTGCCTGTCAAGAGCAGACAGGGTACGACTAGGTCCATTGAATCGCTCAGCCATAGGACACCTCAGAGTTTAGAGGGAACGACCTGGGGCCGCCGTTTCTCCCTTGCTTGGAAAAACTCGGAATCCCCATCCGTTTCCGATATATACAGACCATCGACTTGGAGACACCACCGATTTCGGCTACCGCTGCGTCGGTCATGGTCCCGGCTAATGGGTGCCAATCTCGATGGGGTGGCTTCGATGTTTTGAGTCGGTAAGGCACGAAGTCTGCGGGTGCTTCTACCTGAGTCTTGAGCCCCTTCCCACGTCGCTTCCACACCATGTCAATGTCTGCGGGGTCATTTCGGGAAGCCCCCTTACTCGTCTGCTGAGTCCGCTCTCGGTGGCAGTTGGCACAGACCACCTCACACTTGGCAGCCTCAGCACGGATGGCATCCTTCGATCCCATGTGAAGAACGCAGCCCAGCTTCCTACCCCGAACGTGGTCGAAATCGAGCTGACAGTAGTGCCACGCCAATCCGCTCCACTCCCGCTTTGCGGCCCGCTCGCACTCCCGACACTGGCGGTGACGAGGCCGGAAATCACCGGGTTCCCCACACTTTGAACACAACTGCCGCTGGAGGGCTGAGAGCGTCCAGGAAGCGTTCGGGGTTTTCTCTGCCATCGATCGATCCTAGGCGTGGTTCAGTAGGCTGAGTCAGCCCTCAGACCCTACCCAGGCTCCCCTATAGCCTCCTTACCACGGATCACATCTCAGCCGGACTCGTAGGGCTCCACTTCATCGTGATCGTAGTATCCCTCGCCTCCCGCCTCATGCCGGACCTTGTACATCAAACCGTGGGAATCACTGACCTCAACGACCTCTCCCACAACACCCCAACGACACCGCTCGCGGACACCCGGCGCCCACCCAGCTTCTTCGCTGGACGGTTCCAGCGTCCGAACTGAGGCCCCCACCGTCAGCCGATTCTTCCGGCCGATGATATATCGGACGTCCCGAAGGGGTTCCGCCATCCATCCGATCAGCCGCGTCCCTCCGCAGAGAATCCCGGCTTCAGACAGGGCCCCCATCATCTCCCGACGCCCCAAGTCGTGATTGGTGTTGACCAGGACCGGGATGGTGAACCCGTGCTTTACCAATCGCTCGCAAAGCCACTCCCCGTTACCCGGGCCCATGCTGTAGTCGAGGATGATCACGTCAAAGCAGGGATCCTGACCCATGAGGAGATAGTCCAGAGCTTCCTGCCCATTCTGCTTCCAGACGAGGTCACAGGCATGACCCAGCTTCTTCTGAGCGGCTTCCCACTCCGTGCTCATGTCGTCCACGACCAGGACTCGAAACTTCGTCATCAGGGGCTCCCCATCGGAGGGTCGGGAAGCCCGAGGGCTTCTCGCAGGTTGGTCAGGGCTTGCCTGACTAGGAAGTGGTCATCCCGCCGAATATCAGGCATCCCATCCAAGACCACACGGGTGGGGCTCCCGTAGGGAAGCGAGACGATCTCGAAATCCAAGGCGTGCCCCTCATCCCGGCGATCTCGGTACCGGAAATATCGATCAGGGACTTCCGACAGGTCCGCCTCGCGAGCCTTCTTGTACCAATCCGCAAACACGACAGGGATCACCCTGGCCTGAAACCAGGAGCCTTCAGCCGGGAAGTTCTGCGTCCACCGGAACACCCGGAGATTTTGAACGGAGGGGATTACCAGAACAAAGCCATCCGGGAAATCCGAGGTACAAGAGTCGAACACCGTGGTCGCCCGAGCTACCCGCAAGGTACCGCTCCCCCAGGCTACCAACCCCTGTCTGTCCATCAGGTCATAGAGAGCCGAGACCGTCTGACCCAGAAGGAGATCCCGGCGACAGCAACTCTCATAGAGAGCCGACACCAGCTCTTCGTTGTCACACCAGGGGTGATCGTGGAGGTAGAACCTCACGACTGCCCCGAAGAGTTGGACCACGCATAGACCACCCGGGCCTTCTCCAGCCCATGCTCCTCCTCAAATCGATCGAGGGTGAACCGGGGACGGTCAGGGTTCGACCCAAGGGGGCTCCCCTTGGTCGGCATCTCCCCCTCAGGGACAAGCTCCGCTCCGAGGAGGAAGAGACGACGGTCCATCTCTACCGCCATCGCGGTCAGATCGTCCCCGATGTGTTCCTCCTTGAGGAAGGGAAGACCTTCAACCCGCCTGTAAAGCAGGGCGGGGCCAAACTCATCCTTGAGGGAGACAAAGAGAGACCACTGATGGCGACCTGAACGCCGCTCCAAGGCCCCCTGTGACGCCTCCCAGGGGAGGAAGTAGACCCACCCCATGAGCCCGAACTCCGGATGCCTCGCCGGGACACGGATAGCGGCGTCGATTGGCTCACCTCGCTCAAGAGCGTCGAAGGCTTCTTCTTTGGTGCTCGGGGTGGTCATACCTGCTCCAGGGCGTTCGCGATTTCATCCAGATATCGAGAGCCTTCCAGAATCCTGAGTCGGCCGGACGACTCCGTGAGGTACCAGTCCCCGGCGTTCCCGTTTCGCCGGCCCTTGACGACCAGCCGGATCCCGCTGCCTGGACCCTCCTCCACGAGGGTATCCACGTCCTCCTCCAGATAGCGGCGATGAGCCTCCCGGAACATCCCGACCAGTAGAGCCCTTTCCTGAGTAGGCTGGACAACCTGCTTCCCCCCATCCCGAGCCCTCCCGAGCCACGTCCCCTCCTGTAGGAGGAGCCGATGCTCCTTCCTGCTCACCAGGATAGGGAAGTAGCCGTTGGATTGCCGAACAACCAAGGGGGTAGCTCATGACCGCTCCCTTGAGCTACCCCGGAAGACCAGCTTTCGGGCTTCCTCTCGCCCCAGATCATCCATCGCCCACCGCAAGCTGAACGGGGGGCGATCCTCCCGGTACCCAGCCCCGACGCAGTTGCCCGGCCACTCGCCATCAAGGACGACCTCCGCCCCCAGGCGGAAGAGGTAGCGATCCACCGCCACCGAGATCTGCTCCGCGGTCATGCTGCTGTCCATCTCGATCTGGGCATACTCCAGCCCGACCTCTCCAACCTTGCCATAGGCCGGCTGACCCTGGTATGCCTCCACAGCGGACACGGAACCGATGCCCCCCATGTGACTCCGCCCCCACCAGCGACCCATCTGGTTCCAGCAGCGGAAGTAGAGCCAGCGGCCGGTGTTGGTTCCGTCCGAGAGATAGACCGGGACCCGAATCGCGGCCCGGATCGCGATGCCCTCGTTGAGGAGGTCTTGGGCGTGTCCCTGGCTGGTCGGGCGGATCATGAGCTACCTCGTGTCTAAAGTCCCTGGTGTATACGAACTTGCTCGAAAAACTTACCTGTAAAGATCAAGGTCTCGGACTTCCCCGACCACACTCCGCATCACATCGACAGCCTCCTGCTCGGAGTTATAGATGGGTGCGGAGTTGACGAGGGGCTTCCACTTCATCCGGTCATGGTCGATCAACTCGATCCACCCGGTCCACTTCCCCTCTTCATTAGGCCCCCCCGCGGTACAGGAGACGTCGCGGGTTTGGATGATCAGCATGGTCCCGCGACTCAACCTTGCGGTGAGGGGACTCATCGGTCTAGCTTTGACCAGGAAGGAGCCTCCCAGGTAACCGGCTCGTGGCCGAACCCGCTTCGGTGCTCGCTGACACGCCGCACCAGCTCTTCAGCGTCATCCTTGTGGATGTAGACGAAGTGGTAGCCCCGTCCATCCCTCCACTCGATCCGCAGGTCTTCACAGAGCTGAGTGGTGTGCTCCGCCGCCGCCTCGGCGGGGTAGAGATAGCGAGAGAAATACTGGTTCTGCATCCCGAAGAGCCGGGAGAACGTCCGGATCTCGTAGAAGCCATCCCAGAACCAGCTCATCCAGAGCTTGAAGAGATCCCACCGAGCCTGGGCGAGTCTCCAGGCGACCATCGGGGTCTCATCCTCCCCATAGGCGGTGACCCGGAAGCAACCCGGGTCGTTCCAGAACTTCCCACCATGCCCCAGCCACCCGCCGAAGCGATACTCCCGAACCGGCTCCGCCTTCATCATGGCGTGGATGAAGTCACGTCGGTCATGTCGTGAGGAGTGGGCCCCACACCGGTTCACCAGCACATCGTAGACGGCTACCGCCTGCTCCTCAGTCAGGGTCCGCGGATCCCGGCGAGGGGTCGGCCAGTCGAACGACGGCGGGGGCTTGGGGATCTCCTCCGTGAGACCCTTCAGGTAGTGCCCCAGGTAGGCGTTAGCGGCCTCCCAGCGGGTCTTGAAGGGCCCGAGGGACTCCCGGGGGCTGGTCAGCTTGAGGTGGACGTACCAATCCCCTCGCTTGCCCTCCACGGTGCAGAGATACACCGGGATGTTCCCCTTGAAGGGAGGGAGGTTCCGATCAGGCTGAGTCCAGTCGCAGTAATAGCTGTGACGACCCTCACCCCTGCCGCTGATGTGGCGGCCTCGGAAACTGAAATCAATCTCGGCACCCATCATCGTGTCCACCTTTCGATCCTCTCGACCGCTTCCTCTACGTCTTCGGCCATCGCGAGGAGCACGTCCGCCGTCTCCTCGTCCACATGACCAGCCTGAGACCGAAGGATCTCCGGGTCCGGCATGTTGGCGATCAGACCCTCCAGAAGGGCCACCACGGCTCGCCTGTCAAGCCCTCGCACCCGCTCTCGTAGCCTCAACCTGTCCATTCGTATCTCCTGATTGAGTATACGAATGGGATCAAGAAAGTTACCGGCTAAGAGCAGGAAGCTTCCCACCAGAGTGCCACGGGGATGCCTTGTTCGTCGCAGGAGAGCATGACCACGACGTTTCCACCGTCTCCCCACCCGGTCTCCAGGGTAGCGAGGCAGGAGGCACTGACGCCGTCATGAGAGGGGAAGACGGGCTCCTGATTGAACCCAGGCTGGCCTCCCCATTGGTCCACACCATGAGGTCTGGGGAGGACCCTTCCGCTGGTCAGGTCGTCCAGAGCCATCTGCTTGTGGTGAATCTGACTGAGTACCTCCCGCCATCCCAGAGTCCGAAACTGCCCGTTAGAGCGGTAGGCTCCATCATGGAGCCGGTTGATCTCGGATTCCAGAGCGGCCACCTTCTTCCGAGCCTCCCCCACTTCGTCATACGGGGTGAAGGGTGTCTCCGGTTCGCTCACCGGGAAGAAATAACCGATGACGCCGTCATACCCCCCAGCTCGGGAGCACTGAAGAGCGAGCACCACCCGATAGTTCTGACCATGGATGGGGACGATGATCCCTGATCCATGGGGTCTCCCAGGGTAAAGCCGCGGGGAGAACAGCTCCGGCCACCGAGAGGTCTTGTAGTGGATTGTCTCCCCGGAATCCGAGATCAGGTGTTCCCACTGGCAAACCTCTAAGCCCTTCAGGGGGCCCGGCGGCCGGTAAGGGGCCCGCTTTGCGGTCAGGGTGATCAGCATAGGATTATCTTAATCAAGGGGAGGGAGCCGCAACCCTTACAGGTGGTCTCCAAGGTAGGCCCCACCACCCGCACCTGAAGGGGATGACAGAGGCTCGGGGAGGTCTGAAGCGAGGGACAGCGAACCTTCTTCATCAAGAGAGTTGAATCTGCTCTCCGATACGTCCTGATAGGACCACCGCAGGGGGAGCAGACCACATGGACGAGCCCCGGAGCCAACCAGACGTTGACAAACTGGTAAATGCACCGGGAGCACTTCAGAACCTCCGTCCCCGAAAAGGAGCCCTCTCTGGGGGACCAGTCTGGGTAAAGGCTCTCCGGAAGCTGCCCAGCGGGGCAACCTGACCCGTGCTCGGGTCGTGGGCCCCGCCACCACTCATGGCAGTGGAGGCACTTCGACAGCTTGCTATCACCGAGCCCGCCCTGTGAGGCTAGGATCCCCCCGTAGCTGCTCCAGCCAGGGCCCGGGTCTCTCGCCTGGAAGCCGGGTGGGGCTCCAATGGGGGGTTTCCAAGCCATCGCTTCGCTCCTACTCCCCGCTATACGAACGAGGTCCCCATTATTGCCGGCTCTTGTGGAGGATCATGTACACCGTATTGATCCGAGTGCCTGATTCAAGGAAAGACTCAGGGGGGAGATCGGTGAAGAGATGCCCCCACCGGGACTTCTGACTCTTCGCCCAGGCCCGGAACCGCTTGTGCTTCGCGGTGGTGCCCAGGTCCGCGGAGATAGGCAGCACCGCGACCAGAGTGCCCCCCGGAGCCAGGAAGTCAAAGGCGTGGGTGACGTGCTCCATCCAGTGAGTCCCGTAGAACGGGGGGTTCATCACCACATGGGTGTAGATCGGATTGGCGGGGAGGTTCAGGAAGTTCGCCGGAATCACGGTGAGGCGAGGATTGTTGATCCCCTCCAGGGCAGAGACGCGGTCAGGATGAATCTCCACCGCGTCCACCTGACCGGCACCCTGACTCAGAAGATGGCGGACGATATGACCCGTTCCAGCGGACGGCTCCAACACCCGGGAGCCTTCGGAAAAGCGAACCCGATCGAGGATCTTCCCCACGACCGGGCTCGGAGTCGGGTAGAAGCTGAGATTCTTTGCGGGGAGGCCCGCCTTGGTCTTGAGGCTGTCCGCCGTGTCCCCACGAGGAGCCGCGTCCGGGAGAACCTCCCCGTAGTAGTCCGCCAGGACTTGATTGGCCTTCTCGACCAGATCATCCCGCCGGAACCAGAGGTGTGCGTTCCCATTCTTGAAACACCGCACGCGGAAATAGGGAGTCTCCGCGTAGGACTGTCGGGGGTTGTAGCCCCGGCCCCGGGTTTCCTCGATCGCCTTGGTCAGGGCACCGGGCTCCGGCTTCTTGCCGTCCAAGACAGCGAAGACACGCTCGATATCCGCCATCGTGTCCCGCATCCCGGAGTGGTAATTCCACGACCCCCACGAGTCGAACACGTTGGTCAGAATGATCCGGGTCCCGAGCTTGAACCCGTCGTGAGACTTGAACCTCCGATCCAAGTGCGTGAAAGCTCTGGCGAGCCCACGCTGAAAGATGAGGTTGGCGTCTGAGAGCAGGCTCTCAAGAATCCCCCGAACGTTGTCCACCGTGACCTCAGGCACGTCCCCACAGAGATCCTTCTCCAGGTCTTCCTTCGCCTTCCGGTCCATCAGGGTCCCCATCCCTGTCAAGACGACGAGGTTCTTCCAGACACGGGCGTCCACGTACTTACGCCACACGTCCAGGGACGCCCCCGGATCGAACTGCTGGAAGAGGCGACGATAGGCCCCATCCTCAGAGCGGTCGCGGAGGGCAAAGACGGCAGCCCCGTGAGCCTCCCGGGCGATCACTGCTGCCTCATCCACCATGTCATGACCCGCCTGGATCATCTCCACAGCTCGCCGCATCCTCTCAATGGAGGCATCGCGGGCAGCCACGATCCGAACGATCGTAGTCCGGGGGATAAGCTCCTGATCCACGGGACAACTCCTGTTGTTGACTTTGTATACGACCCGACCCCAGAAAGTTACCCCCTAAAGTTCCTGGGCTAGCGTATACCGGGTATGAGCCAACGTGAGACAAGCCCGTGATAGCCCTTGTTCGTTTCCTGAAGCGGCGTCTCGGGGTGAAGACATGGCATGTAGAGTCAGCCTTCGTCCTCTCGGTGCTGGTAGCCGTCGCTTCCCTGAACTGGTCCCGTTGGGAGGAGTGGCTTGGGGTAGCCGCTGTTTGGCTCACCTTCGGCCACGCCTCGGTCTCTGACCGGCTCTCTGAGAAAGAAGGACTCCGAGCAGCCTCCGGGGACCCCAGCATCGTTGAGTGCTGGGAATGGGAGCGGAGGTACTTCTACGGCAAAGAAGTGACGTGGTTCGTCTATTTCCTCGCCTTGGAAGCGTGGAGTGCCCTGGTGGGGGTGGTGGTCTTCCTCTTCCATCGGAAGTGGAGAGCCCACTGGAGAGCCTACAAGTCAGTTACCGAAGAGACCGGACCAGAATAGGGATAGGGATAGGAGTAAAGCCCACCCGCCCGCACGTAGAAGGTGTCCCCATCAGAGCAGGCGGCGAAGATGACGTTGGCCTCTTCTGGGGAGCACTCTCCAGAAGGGATGCTCATCTCCTCGATCGACTGGACAAGCGCATTGGCCTCAGCCCACTCAGGATCCTTGAAAAAGCGGAAACGAACCCCCGCGGCTTCCAGGGCTTTCACCATGTCCCTTTGGGGAGCCCCTGAGGACCACTTCGTCGGTGGTCTGGGATAGTAGAAGTGTAAGAGATTGATTCGGACTCCCCGGCGAGTACAGCCGGGGTGAGTCGGGTCGCCTTGGAACTCCAGACCGAACATGATCACCTCGGTCCTTCTATACGACCGAGGCTCGGATAGTTTCAGAAGAGGATCGAGTAGGCGGCGAGGTATCTCTTCGTGGACGTGCTTCGGTTCACGAAAGCGAGCCTCAAGGTGGCGGACTTCACGCAGAAGCCTGTAGGCTCCAATCTGCCTACCTGCGTCCAGGCGAGCCCGTCATTGAGACTCAGGTGGACCTCAAAATCCCCAGGCTCCTGGTTGGTCTCCGTGACGGACTTGACCGCGGGGGAGTTAGTCCCGCTGGTCGCCCCGTAGGAGGATCGAATGTCGTGGCTGGTGGAGAAATCATAGATCTGCCACCAGACCATAAACTCGTCCGCCCCGACGCCGCTGGTCTGAGCTGAGATATCAATGGAGTCTGTGACTACGCAGCCGGGGCGAACCGGTGTCACCATGGCATTCTGGGAGAGGATCGCAGTCATACAGGGAGCGGTGCCCGTCGCTGCGGGGCCCGTACCCCGACCTGTCTGCACCCGAGCAATCGCGGATCCCGGCCCGGTGGTGCTGAGGTCCAGGTCAGCCACGTCGGATGCAGACAGGAGAGGGTTGAAAACGATGTTCCCGTATTGGGGATACTGAGCGAGTAACCCAGCTTGAGCCAAGCTGGAGACGTCTCCCCCATCCACAGGAGAGATGTACGAAGCCGGACCCACCTCGACCTTGGCCCCATCCGGGACGGGAATAATGAACTTCCCGTTGAATGGAGTGGGATCGCCCACCGCCGGGGTCTTCTCGACCTGAAGAATCTTCAGATCTGCGAAGTTTCCGAGGATCCTCATCGGTCATTCCCCAGGTGGTTGACGTTCTCCACATAGGCGGTGCCGTCTGCGGTCTCGACCTCAAAGGCCGCCTTCACGCTACCCACCCAGCAACCCGCTCCGGTGGAATTGGTCACGTCGCCATTACCCGCGGTGATTTCCAGGTACACCCGAGCCCCTGGAGGCAACATAGACCCAGATGGGGCCGCGATACCGTACCTCTCCAAGATGTAGTCCAGCCAGTTGCCCACCTTGAAGGGCCTGTCCTTCGGACGGAAGCTCCCAGGAGTCAGCCGGCGACCGAACTTCTGGATGCTGGCCGAGTCCGTCGCGTCGAAGTCATCCCCAACCGGGGTGAGCGCGATCGTGAAGGCGTGGGGACAGGTCGTAGGGACATTGTTGATCGCTGATCCGGCGTTGATATCCGGAGCCTTCGGGTTCTCGCCGCCATGAGCGACCACGATCCCTGTCAACGCCTGCGGGCAGACAGCAGGCGGGGTCGTACCCGAGAAATCATCCATGTCCGGCCAGAGACCGCTGGTGAAGGCCGAACGAATTCCGCCGCTCGTAAGGGAGGACCGAGGCAGAGGGCTTGCGAGCACAAGGGAGTCATCCCGAGCCCCCCAGACGCTCGCCGTGAAGTCCTGAGAGCCCCAGACAATCGGGTTGTGGGCGTTCCCCAGATAACTGATGGAGCCGTGAAGGTCGTTCGCTGAGGACTCACTGGAGCAGCCGAAGCCGTACTCGGGATCTCCGGTACGCCAGTCAGACTCCGCGCCTGGAGTGTTGGAGGGGCCCGCGTCCACCCAACGCTCCATCACGTTGGGCATGATATCCCCGGCTTCCCGGTTCACGTACAGGGGAACCACGACGGCACCGCCCGCCTTGTGAGTCCCTGTGTTGTCGTCGTGGTTGTACATGACCGTAGGAGCCCGGCCACCGAAGGGGCTGATTCCCGGACCTGAAGCGTAGGGGTGCTCCTCAAGGGAGATCCCCGACTTGAACTCGCGGGCGTGTGAACCCGGAAGCTCCACGATCAGGTTGAACGCCATGTAGTAGGGGGCCAACGGATCACCGCTGGTGTCCACATAGCCCGGGGTGGCTTCCTCACCTCGGCTGGGGAGATTGTTGCCCCAGACGCCGAAGTTTACCCAGAGCCGAAGCAGTCGAGCACCCTTGGGCTGCTTCCCCGGGAAGGGAGAGGCGATTCCGCCACCCGGCTGCATCGCCTGGGTGAAGGCGTCCGTCAGGTCCACCCGGAGGGTGGGCATCGGCTCCTCTGCGTCCCGCTGGTTGTCCGGGCTGGGAACCCAGAGCTGCCACCAAGCAGGTCCAGGAGTCCAGACGTAATTCCGTCCGGTGTCCGCATTCCAAAGCAGCGTACCCGTCCGGCCGGAGACCATTGACCGATCCATCAGTACCCAGGGCGTCGAGAGATCGAACCCAAGCCCCGAGGTGGTGTTGGTCATCACCTTGGGCCCTGTTCCAACATCTACGTCGCCAGAGGTCGTGGCTCCCGGGACTACCCAGGTGCTCGACTTCATGTTGTTGGGGGAGATGGTGACGATCCGCTCGCGAGCGACCGGCTGGATGGCGTACTGCATCACGTAGTTGTGTCCCCGAGAGGGGATCTCCCCCGACACCGTGTCCGGCCAGAATCCATAAACCCCAAGAGGGGAATAGAGCAGAGGCCGACCTCGTCCTGAGTCTCCGTTGGTACCAGAGACCACTCGACCCACCTTGATCAGCTCAGTGTAATACTCCTCGCAGTCTCCCCCGAGGATCAAATCCGCGGTGGTCGGGCACCGGTTGATCCGGAAGATATCCACCTGCTCGTCGATATCATCGCCAGGGTACGGGTTTCCACCCACCCATGCCTTCGTGGTCAGGGAAGCCCCTGCTTCGGACTGCGAAGCCAAGAGCGTGTTGAACCGGTACTTCGCCGGCCTCTTCAGGTGGACATAAGACCCCGAGTGCTCTTCCGTCAGGGGAGCTGAGAACACCCACCGGAGACCGGCAGCGGCAGACCGAGAGAAATGCTGGCTGTTGTCTACGATGGGGAGAGCGTTGTTTCGATCACCGAAGCCCCGGTCAAGCTGAGAGGCGTGACCCGGGTAGGAGTGGAACCCGATCGACATGGGATCACGAGCGTTCCCCGCTGTCGGCATCGTGTGACCGGTAGACGTAGAGAGCCACTCCACCCGGAGTGCTGCCCGGTTGCCTGTCACCTGAGCCGCTTGGGTAGCGGTGAGCAGGCTCAGGTCGTAGGTGACCTCCAGGGAAGCCCCGTTGCTGGACCAGACAATGAACTGAACCCCGAAAGAGGTCGAGAGCCCGTTGAACGCTGCCGTGCTGTTCAACAACGTCACGATCCCATCCGGGTCTGCGGAACCCGGAGCCAGGATGGTAGGCCCAGCCGTGTAGAATGAAGCCCCGGTGTTGTCCGTAATCCACAGGGACATGTTGCCGAAGTCACCCGGCGTCCCGGACATGAGAGATTGATTCGTCCGGAAGTTGCTCGCAGCCTCAAGCAAAGGAGCCCGAGCGACCAGCGGAAGAGCCCCATCGAAAGTGGTGGAGTGTTTCTTCGCGTCACCCTCTCGACGAAGCTTCCGAACTACGGCTACCGAAGTCGTCAGAGCCGCATTTGCTCCGGTCCCGTCGAACTCGTTCACAATAGCTGGCTGGACCTCGTAGTTGTCCAGCACGTCAATGACGACCCACCATCCCGTGTACTTATAGTTGTACGTCCCGCAGATGTAGATCATCCGACCTACATCCCCCGCTCCGAAGTCACCCCCAGGGGGTTTGAAGGAGTACCGGGTGGAGTAGAAGATCGCGTCGGCGGAGTCGATAGACGTCGTGGGATCCGTGGCGTCCGTCCACGGCGGAATGAGGCCGCCCCCTACTCCCCGAGGCCCGAGCACCGGGACAAACTCCACGTTCGGAGTGATCCGATACCGGTGACCCACCAGGGGCCGACGAACCTGCTCAATTTCCTGATCCGAAGCAGCGACCACGACGGTGACCGTGTCAATCCGATCACCGAAGCCGTTGGAGGTACCGTTCACCGTGTCCGCTTCCGGGTCTTCGCTCACGTCCACGTAGGGCCCGATATCGTAGACCACCTGAAGCTCGTTGGTCACGCCCCCGTGGTTGATGGTAATGCTCCCGTTGATCGGACCGCGGGTGCCATTCCCCAACTCTCCGGAGAGGGTGTTCACGTTCGTGTAAGCGAACTCTCGACCCAGGTGCCCGGCGGTGAAGAAGCACCCGTTGGACACATCCTCGATGACCATCCCATCGAGGATCCGCATCTGCTCCGCGGTCCCGCTATTGGGGTAGTCCCCCGTAACGCTGCGGCTGCGAGAGTGCCGGTACGCCTGAGACAGGACCCCCGGACCTGCTTCGTGGGAAGCCGGCCCTTCGGTCCTGTCCCCATCCTTGGTCCTCTCCGCGGAAGAGAAACACATCTCGGGGCTGATTCCGAAATCCGTGGTCTTGTTGGCCCGGAATTCATACAGCGGGGTGTCCGTCGGGGTGCTTCCCACCGCGGTGTCGGTGACGAAATCCGCCCACCCGCTACCCGCCATCGTCGGGGGGCCCTTCGGGAGGAGGAGACACTCCCCGAATGTCGGGACCTCAATCCCACGGATACCCGAGCTGGGTGCCCCCAGAAGGGCGTTCATACCCTGGTGACCACCCTTGGCGTCGATTACCCGGAAGGGCCTCTCATAGCGGACGGTACCCGGCGAGCGGAACCTGATGCCCGACCAGGGAGCCGGGAAGAGGCTGTCATTCGGTGTGATGTGGATATTGGGTTCGTCCGTACCTCCCAGATCAGGACTGGTCCTGGCGATGAGCAGTCGGGCGGGGCTCGCGAATGAACTCGCCGCGACAGCGTTCTCCTTCAACCTGAAGGGCAACCCCTGAGCCGCTCGGGCATCTTCAAACTGGAGAGAGCCGTGGGGGCCTACGACCGTGGCGTCCTCAAAGAATTCAACAGTGTTGAACGTAGAGGGGACGCTGGGGGCCCCGTGGCTCCGAGACCTGAAGTGGGAGGTCAGGGGCCACGCCGACGCCTGACCGACGACGGAGAATCCCGCGAGGGTCTCCATCTCTACCGGACGGGGAGTTGCCCGGAAGGCGGAAGCCATCACCAGACCGAGGCCGCCATCCAACAGGACACCGGGACCAAGTCGCTGAGTGTGTCCGACGAAGCTGACACGCCCCGCCCTGTCCATCGCGAATTCTCCCCAGGTGCTCGCAGAGGAGAGGTCGTCGAGCCCGTCAGCCCGAGCCGTCGCATGGACTACCGCTCGGGCATAGACGTGGTGGGTGGTGGTCGTGCCGGGAGTCCCGGACCAGGAGAACCAAGCGTGGCTGGTGACCCGTCCCCGGGAGTCTTCAGAGGATCGAATACCCAACAGCCGAGCCGCTCCTGGGAGCGGCCAGCGATCGGTACCCGGACCATCCCGGAAGACCGGGATCATCTCCATCGGGAGATCTTCCCGCCCGAGCCAGCTCGGATCCAGGCTCATCCCGTGGATGCCCTGCGGGGCACCAGTCGGAGAACCTCCGGGATCCACTACGTCCGCGACGTAAACCTTTTCCGTCGCCTGGATATCCGCGTAAATGCCCCAGGGGTGACCCTGAAGCTGGTTGGCCCGGACACTCTCCGGAACAAAGCTTTCAAGGGTCGCCGCGACGTTAGCATCATTCGCAGGCGGGACCGCGTACCTCTCAACGCGGAGCTGGAGGACAGAGACGACGGCGGAGGCCGGGAGAGTGCCGTCTTCCATGTCCCGGATGTTTGCGGTCGATCCCGTCTGACCGGTCGCGAGGGAAGTCAGAGCCGGGAACTTGCTCTCCAGCTCAGCACTCAACCCGGACATGGTGATCACCGGAGCCCCGACGATCCTCCACACCCCGTTGTTGTTGTCGCTGGTGTATCCCCCAGACGTATCCTCAAGCTGGAGATACTTGCCCTCAAGGAAAGGCATCAGGACAGGCATGTCCGGATTGCCAACCCACCACGCTGCCCGAAGAGCACCGATCGCGTCGGCCCCCCGGATCAAGTCGTCCTGGGTACCGGGCCAGTCAAGCTGACCCGATGCCATGAGGAAGGCGTGGAGGTCGGCCCGGGTCAGACCCAGGCTTACCGTCGCCTCCTGAATGAACATGGTCTCGGCAGCACTACCCGCTCGTCGAGCAGCTCCGAAACCGGAGATCGCGTGAGCCATCCCGTTGTCGTAGCCACCCGTTGCAGCGGGGCCGACCTCCATGAGGTTCCACCCGACGGAGCCCTTAACGGCCAACATCCGACGGACGTAGGCAGTCGCCTGCGTGGAGGCCAGAGGGCGGGGATTGGTCAACCAGATCTGAGCGTCACCAGACACCCTGAGACCCGCCACACCGCCGACATGGGCTCCCCCGGCGTAAGACCCCTTGGGGAGCCTCTGGAGGCTCTCAGAGGTGCTCTCACCGGTCGCAAGGCCCTGATCGTAAACGCCACCTGAGTCCGGGGCGGGCCAGTCGAGGTTACCCAGGGCGACCGAAGTCGAAAAGACCCCGCTCTCAAGGAAGGTGGTGGTGACCTGAAGAGGGGAAGCCGCGAGACCCTCTCCCACAACCGGCGTGGTAAACGAGACACCGGGGAGAGCTGAAGGCCCGATCAGGCTGATGAGGTCTACTCGACCTCCGCCGACCAGGACACCGGAGAATGAAGATGTAGCTGTGGTGTCTGCCGAGCCTCCGTCAAGCCCCTGTCCGTACTCATCCGACGTGTTGGTCAGTGCCGTATTGGCGTGCTTCGCCAGTGACCTGAAAGCGGAAGCGAACTGGTTGAATCCCGGTCGGGGAATGATCGAGACTTCCAGGTCCGTCGAAGCGGTGTTCGCCGTAGGGGAGAACGCTCCAATGGACGTGGGCTGGAAGCCCTGAGGGAGGAGATGACCATCCGTGGTCTCGTAAGTCCCTCGGGAGACCACCAACAGCTCGCCCGTGTTGGTAGAAGTATCCCAAGCCAGCACCCGCCCCTCAAAGGCTTCCGTGGTGCCGTCCCTGATGCCCGTAACCAGATCCCCGGCGGCGATCGAATTGGGAGCCACCGAAGGTGAGTCGAACTCCGTTCCAGTCGCCGTCACCTCGATGAGGAAGGACGGGTAGCCGACCTGGGAAGTCGCTGTCAGAAGACAGGAGAACCCCATCTCCCCATGCGGGGAGAGACCGTAGCTCACCCAGATATCCGCGAGTCCGGCAGCGGAACCCGTCGTCCGGTCGATAACCGTCAGATCCTCGGCACCCCAGACCCACCGGCCCATGTAGCCGTACTCATAACCCTTGTCAGGCCACGCCTGAGCCGGCGTCGATCCCGGCTCCAGGTCTGTCCCCACTTGGAAGACCGGCGCCCGACGAGGACCAGCGAACCAATCCGAGCCATGCCCGCGAAGGATCTCGATCCGAGCCCGAAGAGGACTCGATGCCGTGCTCTTGACGCGGTGAGATCCGACGAGATGCCCTAGCGGACGAACACCATTCTGGGAGAAACCGAGATCCGTGGCTCCCGAGTTGGCCGCCGCTTCCGAAGGGAAGTCACCCGCAACCGGAGGCGAGGGAGTGTCATTGGCGTCGTCCCCGAAAAAGAGCCCACAGGTGGGGATCTCGTAAGGGTCCGGGTCGAAGTCCCCAGCGAGGAGCCCCGCGATATCCCCTGACGAGTCCTCCGCGTTGACTCGCCCGACCTCAATCATGACATTGTAGAAGTCCTGAGCAGACGCGCTAGCGTCACCAGAACCCCACCCACCGCAGATGAGGCAGACCGTCTCCGAGCCCGTCGGGTGACGGGCATCCCCTGGTCCAATGAAGAGGAACTGACGCTCTCCAACAGGGGCTCCAGTCGGAGCCGCGATCGACCCGGCAGCGGCACCGCCAATCCAGGCGTTCGGGGAAGCCGAGACCCCCGCGGGGGTCTCGTAGAACCCCGCATCGTCCAGCTTGTCCCCAACATACCCGGCGTAGGTGGTCTCGTAGAGAGCCTGATTCAGGAAAGCTGCGACCTCATCCGGATCCGTGGACGTGATCGTCGTGTCGTAGTTCAGAACGAGGGTAGCCCACTTGCTGCCGTTGTCGTTCTTGGGATCTGCGGAGAACACCGACAGAGCGAACCCAGAGGCCACGCTGGTGGTGAACGGGTTGAGGGCGTTGATTACCTGAGACTCCAGGTAATACTGAGCCGGGAGGACCCGGACCTGTCGGCCGGACACAAGGAGCCGCTCAGTGGCCCCACTCCCCTCCGTTGTTGATGGAGAGGAGGCCGGGGTGAGCCCGGAATAATGGCTGTTGATCGCCGTCTGGATATCAGTGGGGCTATCACTCCCCACCGCCGTGTAAGCGAACCAGTTGAGGGGGTTCGCGGGGGCCTCGGCATACTCCCGGGCGGTGATCAGCTTCCCACCAGCACGCCCGAAGATCTTAGCGTCTACCACCAGCCGCACACCGGCTACCAGCGGCGTCCAAGAGGCGTTCTCTGCCGACGCGATGGTGGAGCCTTCCACCACGGCACAGAGCCCCGCCACGTTGGTCGGGAGAGCCGTCTGGAAGACCGAAGAAGCCTCATCCACCACGAGGTCAAACTGATTCGGCGGGGAGGCAGAATCAGGGATCGTAGCGTTAACCGAAGAGACCTGCTCCACTCGGTTGAGGAACCGGGTGCTGGAGAGCGTCCCGGCTGCGAAATCTAGCGACAAGGAGGCGTAGAGACGTCCCCTCGCCACCTCCAACCCGACCTCGTTGTCCTCAGAGTCCGAAGCCCAGGAGGGTGCTGTGGTCGTCCACCGGTTCGACTTCGTATCGAGGAAGAGACGGGCCACCTCTGACGAGCCGCCCAGAGGGAAGCCCGCCCTCAACTCCGCCGCCGGCCCCTGGACCGCAGTTGGGGTGATCAGCAGAGAACCATCCGGCTGAGCCGTCAAATCACCGTAGGCGATTCGCCATGTACCTGACCGCCACTTTGCACCATAGGTGGTATCCAGGCGGAGATCGCCGTCGCCCTTCCTCAGAACCACGGTCGCCGGAACGGTGAACGGAATGGCGGCGTCCGTCGCCACACCAGTCAGGTCAAACGTCGTACCCGTGACGTTCCCGAGCCCGGTCCAGAAAATCCGACCCTGGCTCAACCCGAGAGGGCTTCCCCCCTCGTAAAGCACTTCGGCGGAACCCGTCTCCGGCCAGTTGGCCGAGTTGGTCCCCGTCAAGGTCATAGTGTGCGGGTTGCTGCCAGCCGCATGAGCAGTCAGCGTCGCGTGAACCCGACCCCCGAACACATCCCGCTGCGTCGCGGAAGAATAGCCCAGGGTCGCGGACTCCAGATCGCCACCCGTGACCCGTAGCCCCACGCCCGTCTGCCCTGACTCACGGGAATACGGGACACAGGCAGCGAAGAGCACCACCTCACCCCGAGGGTTGTTTCCCCCGGAACCGATGATCCCCGCCGGGACAATCGCCCCCCCGGAGGACGCCGGGGGTGCGTGGGAGAGGTAAACGAGTCCGCCAGCGTAGTCCACCTCGATGAACTGGCTGTCTGTAGTGACCGAAGGATCGATCACCACATCCCGAGTGTAGATCGGCCGGCTGAAATCCGGGACCGCGTCCCCACCGCCGTCATCCTTCGCAGGGAAGAGCACCATCCGGAAGCCCAGGTCCAACAAGCTCCCAGGATCCGCCTGCCCGGTCCCGGATTCTGTATCGAAGATGGACCGATCCGCCCGACCCGGGCTCCCGCCAGAAGGCACCTTGCCGGAGGCATCGATCTTGGTCGTTCTGCGGACCCACTCCGGATCGATCAGATTCCCGAGCCTCGCCGCCTCAACCCGGTCCAGATCGAAATCACCCGTGAACAACTCGCTGATGGCATCGTGGAGCGTGAAAGTCACCTCCACCTTGGCAGCACCGGTATGCCCCGTGGTGTCAAAGTAAGGACCGGGGCCGAAGAAGTACCGACCCGTCGCCGGGTCCACTTCAGGCAACCTCTTGAGCTGGTACTCGTCCGCGGCAGAGGCGTCCACGATCTCGTAGTAGCCAAGAAGGGCCGCCTCATCTCCGTGAGACAGGGCCGCCCCGTCTACCAGATTGACACCCGTGACCCGGACAACCTTGCCGGCGTCTCCCGCAACGACAGGGCTCCCCGCAATATCCTGAATCCGCCAGATCCCAGGACCGTCAGCAGGGGTGCCGCCGCCGTATTCCACCACACCTTGCATGGTCCTGCGGGCTACAGGGATGGGCGTCGCCGCCTGTCCGCCGTAAGAAGCCACCTCACCTGCCGTTGAGGTAGCCTCAAACCCTCCGTCCTCCCACACCTTGTAAGGAGGGTAGAAGCCGGAAGAAGCCGTGTTCTCCGGCGGCACCACGACAAAGATCCGCTCCCGCCCCACTGCGGGGCCGGAACCCGGCATACCAACCAGCCTCGTAACCTGAGGCTGGAAGAGCATGATGGAACGGAGGGCCGGGTTCAAAGGAATCGTGAAGACGCTGGACAACCTCTTTTCAGAGGCCAGCGTGATCACCCCGCCCGTGTAGGAGGACACCCGGAAGATTTCAAACCGAGCGGACCCCACATACTTGCTCAGCGGAGTCAGCCCATTGACCCCAGCCGCCAGGGTGCCGTCCACGGATCCCGTGTCCGAGATCACCAGATAGAGGCCCCCGTTGTAGGCAGAGATCCCCGTCCCGGAGAGGTTGTAGGCTTCTGCGAGATCGGCGGCAGACCGCGAGCCGCTAGGCCCGTCCGCCATCGTCAGAGTGTCATTGTTCCCTACAGATCCGACCGTCCACTGCCAGTCGCAGAAGGGAGAGGCCTTCGTGGGTCCAATGACATGGAAAGCGATCGGGTGACCGAGCAGCGAGGGGCCCTTTGGCCCGAACCGATGGGAGCCGTGGTCATAGGGCCTGAAGTTAATCTCAGGGTGGCCCGCGAGACCAAGTCGAGAGTCGATGGTCTGAACGTCGTGGGGGAACGCCGTCGCTGTCGATCCGCTCTTGTCCGCATTGCTGGAGTCGGGCTCCTGAGTCGCCTGGAAGCTCCGCTCAAGAGAACCAGCCCAGGAACCAGCGAGACCCGAGACGACCTCACTGCTCTGAATCTGAGCAACGCGGCTCAGATGCTCCTGCCAAGCCTCGCGAACGAAATCCGTGGCAGCCCTGTTCTCCAGAGCCTTGCGTAGGCGGATCAGGGTTTCGTCGTCACGAGTCGCCATGCAATTAGCTCCCGGTAGCCTGAGGCACCTCTACCGAAGGGCCGGCTATAGCCCTCATATTGAGAGGTAATTTCCAGGGGCCAGATCGTATGACCCAGCAACCGGAGTAGATAAATGAGTCTCTTCCTTTCCCTGGTCGTCGGGGCTACCCTGCTCGCCATCCTCCTCGCGGGCTCCCTAAAGCAGAAGCCACGGAAGCCGCCCCCCCTCGCCCTGGTAGGACCAGCCCCGTACATCGGGCCGGCGACCCACACCCACTCCTCAATGGGGACTCCCTACGGGAAGGAGCTGCCCTGGCAGGAAGCCACCCCGGACGGACACCTCGCGTGGGCTCACGTCCTGCTGGGCTCCGCTCCGCTGGATGAAGGAGCGGGCTACTTCCACAACGTCGGCCACGAAGCTGTCGTGCTGAAGACGGATCTCTCGCCGGAGCTGGTGGCAGCGTCCATCGCAACCACCTCTGGGCTTCAGGGGCAGGTGCGACGCAGCGGATCCTACCCGAACACCTACCGCTGGATCAGCTACGAGGTCTCCTCGACGGAGTCGGACGACTGCTCCATGGAGTGTGTATCCGAAGGTCTCTTACCAACCGAGCGAGAGTTGACCTCCAATGCCCTTTCGCACCACTTTTCCGGTTCTCCGCCGCTCCAAGGCCACCAGCACCGCTTCCCCAAGCCGCCGAGCCAAGAGGGGGGGCACGGCATTTCCCACTTGGTGGGCAGTTGGTACAGTCTTGCCAACAAAGATGAAATCGTCGGGGAAGCTCTGAAGACGAGCGGCCTCACGCATGGTGATGTTCCGGTCGGCCACCGGGTGGGCGAAACGGCCGCGGGTAAAACTATTACACTTGGTGGTGATGGTTCCCGCAGGCTTATCCCAGTGGAGACGACCGTAAACGCCTCGGTGGCCAGCCTTTTCCACGCTGACCCGGTGACATGGAAGACGGAGTTCCTCGGGGATATCTGCTCGGCCGCCGCCCATTGGGACGTGGGAAATACGCCGGCGATTCTGGGCCGAGATGTTGTCTCGGTTGTGATTGGGAATTCTGGATGCGGCCTCCGGACGGGCAAACGGACACGGAAGGTCGCCTATAGCGTCACGAACTGTAGACCACGACTCCGAATTGTGGGTCGGTTCCGGCCAAATGAAAGCCTTGGGGCGATCGACTCGTTCGCCGACCAAAAACGCACGTTTTCGATGTTGAGGCACACCAAAATCAGCGGCATTCAATGTGTTCACATCGGTTCGGTAACCGAGAGTTCTTGCAAATTCAATCGCTTGAGACAATTGCGCCTTGCCCCTCCTGTTGCGGATGGCGGCGACATTCTCCATGATGAAGAACTCAGGCTCCATCTCACCAACTAACCGAATGAAATCGAGTACGAGTTGGTTTCGATCGTCTTCGTTGCTTCCCCGTCGCTGTCGGGAAAAACCCTGACATGGAGGGCCGCCGACAACAAGAGCGGGGTCTCCTCGATACAAATTAGCCTTGGCGAGCAGCATGTCCCCATGTAGCGTCGAGGCATCAGCCTCCAACACATGGTCGCCGAGGTTGTGGCGGTGGGTTCTGACGGCCTCCGTGTTCCAGTCGAAGGCGGCGCCTAAGCGGAAGCCGGCTTGGAGCAAGCCAAAAGCGAACCCGCCGGCTCCGGCGAAGCAGTCGATAGCAACGGGAAGGTCGCTCACTTGAGCCTCTTGGTGTGCTTGCGACCAGGGATGCTGCTCGAGAACGAGTTGCTGGTCGGCTCCAATACATCACCGTCCGTGTTCATCTCGACGACCTCGTTCGGATCGCGGGACAACTCCGTCAAGATGTGAGCAGCCAGATGAGCGGCGAATTGCGGCGGCACGGCGTTGCCAATCTGCTGAAACCTGTCGTCAAATGGTCCCTCAAACATCCAAGAGGAGGGGAAGGCTTGCAACAGGGCCGCTTCTCGGATGGACAGGCCACGGTCTTGTTCCGGATGAACGTACCGACCGCTGGCCGGATTGCGGGAGTAGCCGGTGATCGTGTTGGCAGGTCGATCCCAGAACATGCGCCCGTAAACATCACGGTAACCATCCACTCTGTCGAGGCACTTTGGACCTACGCCGGGTGGTCTTGAGCCGCCGTCCTTGGGGATTTGTCGAATCGTAGCGACGGTGCTGGCTCGGTGTCGGGTACAGGCATGCATCGGATCGTCGGGTGACGGGGAGCGGGGCCCGATGGGAGGCAGGTGCCCAATGGCGGAGCGTACGGTGCGGTAGTCAGCGCTGTCGGTCAGGAAGGGGTCAGGCATTCGGAATGGGCGTGGAGAGGCCAACACCAGGGCTCGGAATCGGGCCTGAGGTACACCAAAACCAGCAAGGTTGTGGATGCGGGCCCGCACAATGTAGTCGGGATCGAGCAATTTCTTCAGGGACTGAAAACGGTCTAAGTACTTATGAGCCAGCAACTCCGGCACATTTTCCATGACTATGAAGTCAGGGTTGAGACGGCGTGCGATGCGAGCAAAGGCGTCTACGAGGTGGTTGCGTTCGTCAGATTCCCGGCGAAGGCGCTTTCCGTGAGCGGAGAAGCCCTGACACGGGGGCCCCCCGATGAGAACCTTGGGGGCCCCCGAAACGAGGCCGAGGCTACTCAAGAAGTTGTCGATGTTGTCATCGGATGCCGCGACAACGGCCAGATCTTCTCGTCGCACCCGTACCGGCAGGTTGCGGTCGAACGTGTCGGCCGCGTGGGGGTCGAGGTCTGCCGCACCCGCCAGTCGGAAACTGTTGATAGAGCGCCCGATAGCTTCAAAGCCGGCAGCAAGCCCACCACAACCGCAGAAGAGGTCAATGACTTCGATCGGGCCGGAGGCCGGGGGGGCTTGAGGATCGAAGGCGGCGACAGCCTGCTCCGCTATCGCGCGGAGTGGATACCGAGCCCCTTCTCCGCCTTGGCCCTCTCGACTTGTGGCCAACGGTTTCGGCTGAATCTGGCTGGACGGGACAATTCTCATCAGGGCTGCTTCCGGTTGACGGGGTCGAAGAGGGGGCGTTGTTCGGGGAAGCCGACCGCGTCCAGGTGTTGCTTGATCAGGTGATCTGCAAACGTGCTTTTCTTGCGGCATGTCTGCTCGCAATAGGCTTGGTAGCGCTCATACTCAACAAGGCTGAGGCAGACGGTGATGCGTCGAGTGGTCTGGTGCTGTTTGCTCTCCGCAGGCATGGGTCGCTCCTCTCTCCCGGCAGTATAACAAGCCTGCACAAGATTGCGCAAAACATCTCAAAAGTGCGCACTCTTACGTCATAGTGCGCTATTCGCCGAAGGAAGCGAAGCGGGCTACTTCCACAACGTCGGCCACGAAGCTGTCGTGCTGAAGACGGATCTCTCGCCGGAGCTGGTGGCAGCGTCCATCGCAACCACCTCTGGGCTTCAGGGGCAGGTGCGACACAGCGGATCCTACCCGAACACCTACCGCTGGATCAGCTACGAGGTCTCCTCGACGGAGGCCCGACGCCGGGACTTCGGAACCTACACCCGATTCTCTATCGAAGTCCGGCGCCTGACATAGTCACCTCGATAGCGACGTAGGTGTAGCGGTCATCCTGAGTAGGGACGCTCCCCGTAGTCACCACTAGCGTGTGGTCTCCCCGATCCCACTCGCGGTAGACTCGGACATATCCCCACTCGACTGCGTAGAAGAAGGGGACTTGGCTGCTCTCCCAATCCCGACAACGGAAGTTGGTGAAGTAGCCCTGAGCGGAGGGGTTGCTCCAATCGCAGTGCTTCCCGGGCGTCCGGGAAGGGGTCGGGAGGGAGCGCATCCTTCCCCGGCCCTCCTTCAACCAGAGTGCCTCATCCCAGACGAAGGACTCTTCGTACTCCCCCTTGAGGGACGCCGTGAGAGCCTCGAAATAAGCCCACTCTTCGTCGGTGGATCGCTCAGGGCTGTAGAAGAGCTGGCTGTCGTTCCCAGGGTACAACGGCTCCGGGAGGAACAACCACTGAACCAGTGTCCCCCCTTCGTCGAACCTGTACTCCGTCTCCCCCGCAACCCCCATCCGAGTCTCCTTGTACCGGAGAATACCGGACTGGACCAGGAGAGGCGGGAGGCCCTGATGGGCGTGGCGGACCAGATGCTCGGAGGAGCCCAGCGGGGGCCCCATCATGTCAAAGGTCACGGGGCCCTTGTCACAAGCCAGGGTCAGCAGGCAGAAAATCGTCGGGGGAAGTCTCATCTCATTGCTCAGTAGTTCCCTTCCCTATACGAACCCGCCCAGGAAACTTTCCGAAGAAAGATTCCAAGAAACCTGTGGGCCCGCGTATATAGGGGGTTTACGAGCGGATAATTTCCAAACCCACGAGGCCGCGGAGGTTATCTACGGTGCCGCTGCTACCCCCCTGCTCCAGGTTGAGGGCCTTCCCTCCGGCGGTATCCTTGATGATAACCTTCACGAGGACCGGGACGGTCCCTTCAGCGGAGACGAAGAGAGTCGCCGCTGGACCTACGTGGACCCGCACCTGACACTCCACAACGCCCGAGACAGCGTCCACATCATCAAACGTGGCAGGTCCCGTGACCTGACAGCCGGCTCCATCTTGGAAGGAATCCTGCTTGCTAGGGCCGGCACCGTCGCCCCGCCCAAGGTCCATCCAGGTCGTCCGTCCAGGGACCTTGACCAGGATAGCAATCTCCGGAGCCCCAGGCCCGGGAGGATCGTAAGCGAAATCGTTGAGGAGAAGGCCCTTCACCTTGAGAGTGAATAGGGCTGAACCTTCGGCTGCAACCGGGGTACCCGAATTCTTGAACCCTACATCGAAGGCTCGGATGTAGATCCGGTCTCCAGTCTCCGAGCTGTAATCCGGCTGGTCTGCGGCGATATCAGAATCCCCTGAAGGACCGGAGGGACGCATCCCGGAGCTGTAGTCGTGCTGGGGGAAAATCAACACGCCTGCGCTGGGGAAAGCAGACGCCACCCCGTCCGAGAGGGGCGGGTTCCGATCCGGGAGACCCGCGACCTGAAGCTCTCCCGCAGGGATGGAGCTGAGATGGTTCCCAAGCTGCACCCAGGAACTCGTATCGTAGCCCGAGACCGCCGTAGTCCCCGCTCGTACAGGGACGTCAATCGCAGAAGAGGCCCCGCCGAGCCCTGGCCCCACCAGGAGAGCCTGATCTCCCGCCGACACCCCCGGGAAGGTAGCATCATAGCGGTAGACCTCATCAAGGAACCGCTCCTCTACGTCCTTCTGAGCCGTCTGAGTACCCGCCGCCGCAGTGGTCGCCGTCGCGGGGTTGGCATACACGGACTCATCGGTGCTGTGGAAGAGCAGGGTGTCCCCGTTGGTCTCCAGAATCGTTGTTCCATACACGGCCGTCGCCGCTGCGCTGTTCCCCAGGGGACGACGGATAAACATCCTGACCCGAGCATCCCTGGAGAAGCTGGGAGCCGAATCGTCCCCCGTGGGCTGGAAGCCTGTACCGGCGATCGTAAAATCAGCCTTGTCCGTGAGACCAGGAGGGGCGACCAGGGAGAAAGGACCGTCAGTGTCCCCGAGATGAGTCATGTTCATCTCAATCCGGCCTGCCTTGGACGTGCCTGTACCAGCGGGCACGGAAAAGGTCGTCCCCTGAGCGAACGGGCCCACCCAGAGGAAACCGACGTCAGGGCCTTCCAAGCCAGAAGAAGCGGGGGTCCCGTTCCCCACTCGATAGCTGCTATCCCAGACCCCCGTCGCCTCCATCGGGAGCGACGTGATCTTCCAGGGGTTGAGCTGGGTGGACGGGATGAAGTAGCTGACACCGCTCAACACCTGGACGTTCACCGGAGAACCCGGGTCAAAGGTGTAGACCGTGTTGACAAACACGGGAGCCGCCGTGCCGTCATCATCCTCGATATGAGCACCGCGGACGATGCGGTAGCTCCCCGCCGGATCGAAGGGCGAGGAACCCGTGGAGAGGTTGGCCGGAAGCTCCACGTTGGTCCAATTGACGATATTGGCAGACCATAGGGCACTGTCCGCAGGGGAGGTGCCGTCCACCACGAGGGCCTCAAAAGCGGCCTCCGTCTTGAAGTGGAGGAGCAGGAAGGAGCCGATATCCCGGGCGTCGCCGCCAGCTACCGTGGGGAACTCGAACCGCTGACGGAAACGAGCCAATTGGAAGGTCCAATAGGTCGTCTCAAAATCGGTGAAATCACCCGCCTGAGTGAGATCCGTCCCTGCATTGAGGGCGATTGTCGGCTTGCTGAAATAGCGAGTCCGCTCTGCCGTCGGTGTGAATCGCAACCCCGTCGAGGTGCTGTAGTCGTTCAGGTAGGGCAACCTGTATCGGAAGAAGTTGTTGTCATCCCGGTTGTCCGCCGCTCCCGCGAGTGTGGGAGCCGACGCGGAGGTAGTTCCCCCGAGGATATCGAAGCCCAGACGGGTCATGCCGACCGTCGTGTCCGCCGCCGGGGGGGAGACGCCACCCGTGGAAGAGACTCCCGTGTGCAACTCAGAGAGATCAAACTGACCTGTTGCTCGCCCAGGGAAGGTATAGGGATCAAAGCCGTCTGAAGTCGAGTCTCCCAGCGTGAACATCCCGCCCGGGTCACCGTCGCATCCAGAAACCTTCCCCGATCCAAGGGAGAGAGCGGCGATGCACCGAAGGTTCTGAGCCTGACCGGTGAAATCCGCAAGGGTTCCTCCGGCTGGGAAGTACAGGAGAGCCAACACGCCTCGATCAGCGGGGTAAACCGCGCCGCTGACTACAGCGTAGCTGTTCCCTGATCCGGGCTTCGGCATCACCCGAGCGGTCTCGATGACCGCACTCCCCCGAGTGAACCCGCCCTGATAAGTGTCCCCTGAACCCCCGCCCGTATAAGTCCCGTCCGCGACGTTGAAGGTGCTGTCCGTTGAGGGGTCATTCCCCGGCGTCGTGAAGCCGTCAGCGTACTTCGGGAGGACGTGGAAATAGGGGTAGATATCCGTGTCAGCGTTGGGGGCTGTTATGTCCGGACATGTCACCACACCATTAGCGACGAGGCCGGCGTCGTTCAGCTTCAGGACTCCCCAATCCGGGACACCAGAGAACGTCAGGTAGCTGAGATCCTTCCCCAGACCAGGAGGTCGGGGCGGAACCAGAGCAGCCAGCTCGTCAAAACCCTCCTGCGTGCTGTCTCCGTCAAAGGAGCCCGACTCGTCTTCCAGAGCGATGGCTGACGCCGCGTGAGCGGCTGTCGGGTCATCAACATGCCCGCTGACGCTGGAAACCCCGCCCGCGCTTGGGGCAAGGGAAACAGCCTCAACGCTGTCCTGGGCAGCGAGACCCGACCCGACCTGGAGGTCACCGGGGTTGTTACTACGAGGCATCAGCTACTCACCGTCAACAAGAGGTTGCGAGTCCGATAAACCGCGGCACAGGTTCGGTTACCTGAGTCCACGAATCGGACAGTGTTTTCCTCGTCCAACTCTGCAAGGCGACTGACCACCACCAACAACACCTCATCCTTCCGGAAGAGCAGCGAGTCCGCCGTCGCTCGGGCCAGGAAAGGAATGAAGACCTTGTGGCGGACGACTCCGCTGAGACCCTGGGCGAACGCGGTAGGCCGGTAAGAGGAGGTGTCCGAGACCTTGTACATTGCCCGGAACTCAACATCCTTGTCCGCAGACGAGAACGTGAAGTTCCCGGTGCCGTCTACAGGAACCAGCCCACGGAGGTTGAGCAACCCTGTCTCTGCGTTGAAATCGTCAATGGAGATGTTGCTCGTCGCCGCGAAGTACCACTCACCTGGGAAGTTGCTGGTCCCGTCGTCGTTGACGGGAATCTGATCCAGGGGAGCCAGATACGGGTAAGGCAGATCGACCGACCCCATCCCTACCTGACCCGTCCACAGCCCCTCGGACATAACCAGAGGTTCTACCGTCAGGGGATCCGGAAGCTCGCTCATCGGAGCGTTTCGAGTGCCCACAGTTTGAGGTGCGTTGCTACGGAAGTAAACCCCGACCTGATAGCCGCCCCCGCTGGCACCATAGTTCGGGACCGGGTCCTGAGCGAAATACGTGATCTGGCAGAGGGTCTGCCCCGCTCCGGAGAGAGGATCCTTGGACGGTGATCCACCCGCAGTGTCGAGCACGATCTTTCGGCTACTCGACCCGTACTCGGTAGACGCAGCGGCTACATCATGTGCCTGAGAAGCCACCTGATCCGTAACCCCCGTGAGGTGAGACCCTGACCCGTAGATCCGGCGAAGAGGGTGGATGTTGGTCGTGTCCCGTGAGACCACCGTGTCCGTGATAGGGGTACCTGATCCGAAACCGGTCCCGGGGTCGTTCGCTATATACTCCAGCCCGACCTCACGATAACCGCTACGGAAAGTCGGGCTCAAGAGATTCTCCATGTCGCCGGGGCGTTGGCTGGTGGCGTTCTCCAGAACCGGACCACGAGGCCAGGGGCCAGCGTCCGGGCTCAAGGTCACGTCCGGGGTATCCGTGACGCCCACACCCATCGGGTAGGTCAGCTCAACCTCAAGGAAGACCCGCCGCTGAGAACCAACGTCCGAGCTGGTGCCCACCATCGCATGATCAGGGTTCCCAGAGTCGCCCCCGTTCACCTGAACCTCATTAGCGTCCAGAGTGAGCTGGAGATGACCCGTCCCGACCCCGGTGATGGACTTGAACTGGACCGCCTGATCTACAGCGGTGGTGTAGTGCCCGTCATCATGCCACGCCCCGAGAACATCCGTAATCATCGTCCCTGGAGGAGCGAAATCAAGAACACTCGCGTTGTGACCAGGACCGGGGCCCGAGAAGGTCGCGTTCGCGGGATCAAAAGCCCCCATCGTGGAAGCATTCAACTCCGTCAAGTCCAGGTTGAGAACGTCGCCCTCACCCCAGCCATTCCAGGCTCCATTCGCCTGGGCCACATACTTCCCAGGGTATGTCCCTGAGTCATAGGAAGGCACGAACTCGAAAACCACCCGCTCGACCACCGCCTGATCAGCAAATCGTCGAGCGACGTGATCGAAATTCCGGATCGTGTCACCGCGAGTTGTCGAACCGCTCGTGGGGTTGTTTCCGCCGTGGGTCGTGTCTCGGCCAATCTGATTGCAGACCAGGAACTTCGTGGACACATCACCCGAGCCTGACCCGAGGGTCTGCTTGTCCGAAGCGTCCACAGCCCAGGTAGCCGTCTGCCCGTCAAGGAGACTCTGCATCTGGAATTGCAGCTCAGCGGCGAAGTCAAAGCCCATCGCCGCGACGTGCCGCCGGAGGTCAAGGAGGTCCCGGCTGTTAATCGCGTCCGAGAAGGCGCCGTCAGGACGATCGGACTCTCCCACCGCAATGACACCAACCTGAGGATTCGTGAACCCCGTGTGCGTGCTGGGGAGCCCTCCGTTCGCGTTCGTCTGCGGATCCCAACCTGATCCAGCCCCCCCGTTGTAGGAGTTGTTCCGCCGGAACACGAAACATACCGGGATGGCGTAGACGAAACCATCTACCGTGCCCAGAGCACTCGCCGCAGTGGAGGAACCATCACCCGCGACCCACAACCCGCTGTCCTCTCGATCATAGGCGACAGCGGAGCTGTTGGAGCTGGTAGAAGACAGGTCCGCGGCGACAAAGGGATAGCCAGCGACCGGGCTGGCTTCCGCCCCTTGAGCGAGAATCGCGGTGTTGGAGAAACCCTCGGGCTGTGTCTTGTGGTTGACCGCGATGGTCTGACCCGTCGTGCGAAGCCGATACTGGACCTGCACCCGCTTGGTCGTCTCCGCGTCCACCACCGTGTCCTCGATATCATCATCAAGCCACACGCCGCTGGGAGAGTCTACATTGCCGTGCCGGTAGATCTTGTCCTGAGCAGGCTTGTTCGCCGTATCAGAACCCCCAGCCAGAGTCGCCCCGGATAGGACGAAAGCCGTCGCATCGCTAGTCGCCAGAGTGATCGAGTTGCCGGCGGCGCCTGGGGTCGCGGCCTTGACGGTGACCGTGTCCGTTCCGTTGGACGCCGCGGTCACCGTCGTGATGTAGGTCCCGATAGCCGAAGCGAGGTTGGACGCCGTCAGAACATCCGACGCCCCAATCAAAAACTCGTTCGCCCCGGGAGCAGCAGCCCTCGCCGTCAGCACAGTCCCGTCAATGGTCGTTGTGTCCCCGTCGTCCATATTGGAGGTGACCGTCTGAATAGTCCCGGACGCCCGAGGGGACCGAGAAACCAGGGCTCGCCACACCTCCAAGAAGACAAAATCTGTCCGCTTCACGTCCGGGGCTGAGCCCCCGAAGACCGGAGCCGAGTCCAGGGTGATCAGGTTGTCTCCGCTCGTGGTGGTCCCCGTAAACTCAACCACCACAGGCATCCCGGCGACTACAGCGGTCCTCCTCGTCATATGGAAGGCGTCAACCGCAAATCCGGGATCCGCAGGAAGATCAAAGCTGAAATCGGCGTACCCGTTGTGTCGAGTCTGACCCCTGAGCCAACCCGAGGGATGCTGCCATTGGCGGAGCAAGCCCCGAACCTCTTGAGCGATATCCCCCGGGAGGTTCAAATCCGCGTCCAAGACCGGATGACCCGCCTGCATCACCACGGCATCGAAGGACCGCTCCCCTGCGGGGAGATGCCGCGATACATCTGATCCCGAGAAATACTTATCGCGGTTCGCCACGTAGCCTCCGAAGGACTCGACCTTACCTGCTGCCTGCTATAGAGCGCCTACCGGAAGAGGACTACGATTCGCCTTCATTGGTGACCCAGAAGTCTCGGGTCAGCATAGAAGCTCGCCCCTCAGACATGCTTATGGCTTCCTTTACCCGCAGGCCGATCCCTGACTTGAGCGTCTGCGAACCCTGCTTGAGACGATGAAGGTTCAAATACACAATCTCTTGCGCGGTCACGTCCACGAACCCAACAAGAAGCTGGGAAGGGTCGTCCGCGAGGAGGAGGCTATGACCCTCAAGGGCTCTCGCCCTCATCGTCTTCAAGTAACTATCCAACGAATCAGGCCGGATAACCGCTCGCCAGTCCGAATTTGGGTTCCGCCCTGTGTCTATGTCGTCTGAAGGCAGGGGATCCCCGGACCAGAAGGCTTCCGTCAGAAGGAACGCCCGTCCAGCCGGGTACCGGATTGCTTCCCGGATTCTTTGAGCTTGGGAGCCCGCCGGCTCATCGTCACCGCCTCCCCATCCCTTGATGTATCGAAGGCCCACCTTGAAGGACTCGCCTGTATCCTTATCCACGAAGCCAATATGTCGAGTCCGAGGGTTATCCTCGCTCTCCAAGGAGGCCCCCGCCTCTACCCGAAGCTTGATCTCCGCAAGAAACTCGTCGAAGGAGTAGAACTCAACGATCCTACCCAGATCAAAGACACCGTGCCCTTTTTTCATCTCTCTTCCCTCTATGCCTGGGCACATTACCCGAGATACTCGTATAAGAGCGTGACCCTCAAACCGAGCAACCTTTGACACCGCTCCAAGAACTCTGCTGCCTCGTAGGATTCCCGGCCAGCATCGACCGAGACCTGCTCATCACGAGAGCCGTGAGCCGACACTGCGGAGGCAACCGTGTTCCCTAGCCACGACCTGTCCGGTCTCTATGGCTTCCTCTCCCCTTCCCAGGGTCAGCAGTTGGCAGCCCTGGAGAAGGACTACCGGAGGCTCCTCGCAGCCGCGGAAAAGGACCGTCAGATTCTCCTCGGCGTGCTCGACACCATCGGAGTGCGGCTGGACGAGCTGGTCCCGGACCCCGAGGTAGCCAAGGCCCGGGTTCTCCACTATATGAACCTCTGGAAGGAGGATAGGGCAGACTCCTCCCGATGGCAGGAGATCGACCAGGAAGACGAATCGACGTGGCCCCCGAACAACGAGTGGACTCTCAACTGGAACGAGAGTGAGTGGTACGTCGAGGTCCCCGGGAATTTCCGAGGGATGGTGGACGAGTCCCCTGAACACTTCCACGGGATCAAATACCTCATCCTCTCCTTCCACGGGAAGGTGCCCGGTGGATCCTGAATCCTGGCCCGCCGCCCTCCCCAGCGGCAGCACCTACGCCAATATCCAACATCCGGTACTCGCCCGAAGTCAATCGCACAAAGAGCCCGTGAGAGCGATCCTAGGCCCCTATCGGCGGGGTGAGCTGGTCGTCCCCGACTACCAGAGGGGGCGAGTCTGGACGCCTCGACAGCAGGCGGAATTCACGGGCTTCCTGCTGGAAGGCGGACCCGTCCCCGCGATCTTCATCCGAGACGTGGACACCGACGATGGGTTCCGAGACGAGCTGGTAGACGGGCAGCAACGGATCCTCGCCCTCATCGCGTGGGAAGATGAGAAGATCCCCGCGATCCTGCCCTCGCAGAACCGCTGCATCTGGAAGCGAGATATGGAGTGGCCCGGCTGGAGGATGAACATCTGCCTACCGGTTGGCCGTTTCCGAGGAACCCGAGCAGAAGCCATGAGCCTCTACCTCGCCATCAACACCAAGGGGACGCCGCATACACAAGCGGAACTCGACCGGGTTCGGGGAATGTTGGAAAAGGAGAGGTAACTCTTAGGGGGTTGGTTCGTATACCCCATTAACCTGGAGTTGAACATGTCCCCCCGACTCATCAACCTCACCAAGAGAATTCTCCGGGCGCGTTCCGTCATCGCGGCGGACGTGAATCGGGCGAGTCCTGAGAACGACCTCCTGAGAGGGGTCGCTGGGAGCCTGTCTCACCTCACCCGGGATATCGCGACCCTGACCGTTCTCATGGAGAACGAGGGTGCCGCCTGGGAGGAAATCCTCGCTCATCTGGAGAACAGCTCGTGACCGTCGAACGTTTCGTCAAGTCTCCTGGGGAAGCCCCCTCCACCACCCTCCCCGACGGCTCCACGATGACCGTCTACGGCGACCACACGCCCACCTGGGTCCGCCTCCCGCCGGACCTGGGAGGCGCCCGAGTGGCCGTGACCCACGCCCGGGAAGTGACGTGCCCCATGATGGGCTGCGGGAGTCACCGGGGCTTCGTTACCTCCGCGCCCGCTCCCAGGGACGGGATGATCGCCTTGGTGGAATGCCCAGAGTCCTCCCGGATCTTCTGGGTTCGGGTTCAGTGAGACTCGCCTGGAGTCTCCTCTCGGAGGCTGAGACGTGAACCTCCCAGACTTATGCGAAGCCCTCGGGATCCCTTATTCTCCGGACACCGCCCATCGTACCGAAGACAAGATGTGGGAGACCCCCTGGGATGGGAAGCAGCTCCACGGGGCTTGTGAGGGCGGCCTGAGTCGTGAAGCGGACCTCTTTCACGATATCGGACACTGGCTAGTGGCGTCTCCTGACCGCCGACACCTCATCGGTTTCGGTCTAGGACCGTCCTACGACGGAGCTGGGGGGGATCAAAAAGACGATCCCCTCTTCAAAGCCTATGTCCTGGTGGAACCGGAAGTCCAAGCCTCCGCCGTTGGAATCCTACTCCACGCACAACAGGATCCAACTCAGGCCGGCTTCCATGCCGACGAACATGGCTGGTTTGACCCCGGGGATCGCTGGACAGATCTCCGAGAATCTATCCGGAAAGAGATCCCGGAACGAGTCCTCGTGCTCCTAGAATCCGCTGGTGTGGAGATTGACTGGTCCTGCATCGATTTCAGGAAGTCAACCCCTCCTCAGTGACCGTGAATTCATCCCGCTCCGTCACCTCGTTCATCTCCTTGGAGTCCGGTGCATACTCCTTGGGGAGACCCTTGACCTTCAAACGGTCAATCCCATCCCCATCCACGAACACCTTGACGACCCGACTGGAACCCCAGACCCCGAGTAGTTCCACGGCTCCAAGGAAACGACAGATCTTCTGGACGGTCTCGGGTCTCCCCGAGATTTTCAAGTCCACCGTCTCGGTCTCCTGAGCCTGACGACGAAGCCAATGGCCGGCAACACGAGAGGATGAGGGTTTGGACACGGTAACCTCCTGTTCCATCCAGGAACATAGAGGGACTACCACCTCAAACGAAACGACCTAGCTCGTCCCGTGACGACAAGCAGAGCAGGTTTTCATGCCTGGGATATTAGGTTTTCCCTACCCGCTACGTCAAGTGATTTTAACCCGAGCTGATCCGCCACGTAACCCCGAAACGAGCCGTTGCGGCGATCGTGACGACCCCGTGGGTCAAGTAGTTCGCGAGGATATCGTAGTTGGTGAGGTCCACCGTCGTATCCCGAGTCGGGTAGGTGTCCGGGTTATGGTTCTTCACCGCGACGTTGGAGGAGATGGTGGACAACAAGCCCATCTCATTGAGAGGGCCTACAGCCTCTCCCTCCCCGAACGAGACCGTATAGTCCACGATGTTGGTCGGGTAGCTGACCGCTGCCCCATCAGTATCCCGATAGACGACGGAGCTGAAGGCTTTCCGGGCGATCTCAGCGTTGAGCTTCCGCTGAGCCTTGTCAGGAGCGTCAGGGGACAGCAGGGCTCCTGTAGCCCCGGTACCCACCGCCAACATGTTGATCCCGTTGGTTCGACTGGAAGGATCCTTGAGGAGGATCGCGGCTAGGATGCCGGCGTCGTGGGTGATGAGGTTCCGCTTGTGGAACTTGTGGAGGGTTCGCCCGGTCTTCGCATCCCAGGCGTGGAAGAACACCTCCCCGATCTTCTGACCCGGAGCCGGGTCAGCGTAATGGAAGTGGAAAGCCATCGACACGTCATCGCCGCCGGGCTTCATCTCGTCGTAGTGAATGATGTTGCTCATAAAGTCCTCGATGCCACCTTACCGGGGCCTCAGTTAGCTGCTTCCACGGAACCATCCGTGATCGTCGGAGCGTCCACGGCAGCCCCACCGAGAAGAACGAATTCGCTGCCATCCAGAGCGACCCCGCCCGCCAGGAGACTCTCCTGGTTGAGAGCGACGAGCCCCGGACCCCAGGGGGCCGCTCTGGAGTAGAGCCCGGCACCGTCCGTGATTCGATACGCGGCAGCCCCGTTGCCTTCCGCCCCTGCGGTGCCGTTGCCCCCATCGACGGTCGCCGGAGGAGCATTGTCCGTCCCCAGAGCGACCGTGTCCTCAAGAGCCGTCTCACTCCCAACATCATTGGCGTCGGTCAAAACCGACCGGATCTTGAGATCCCAGGAGACCCGCTTTCGGGTGGGGCTCCGGGTCGATTGACCGGAGTGCTGAGCATTGGGCCAGAGGAGCATGGTGCCTGGGCCCAGAGTCCCTCCGGTGTACACTCCCCCAGAGCAGAAGAACAGGCTCGTTTGCTGGTGGCTGTTGTCCAGGCTGTCCTGAATCAGGGCATCTGACTTGACCGCCTGTTCGGTAAACTGCGTCCCCTCCAGCGTGATCTCAATCAGCCCCTCACCGATAGCAGGACCATCGCAGAGCATAGAGAGGAGTCCTTCCTCCCCCCCATCGTCCGCCTCAAAGAAGTCCAGGGATTCATAGCGGGCGTCGGGGTCCTTCGTCTGAACCGTCCGATAGGGGTCGTTCAGGATGAAATCCATGTCCCCGAGCGTGTCGTTGGGGTCGTTGACCCGCGACCCGTGCTGGACCTCCGTGGTTGTCGTTCCCAGCTCGCTCTTGGGGAAGGGGGGAGTCCCCTCGTTCAACCGGGTGACCGTTTGATGGAAAGCCTGCCCCTGGAGGTACGTGCTGGTAACCGGACCCCCAGGAGCGAAAGTCACCGTCACCCCGGAGGTGGGGTCAGTCAACGCCGTCGTCAGGGTGATCGTCTGGGCGTCCGCGTCGAAAGTCCAAGCGGAGGAACTGAGTACGACCCCACCCGCAGTCACCGAGAAGACCCGACTCGCGTTGATGTGGGCGGGGCGGAGGGAGACCAGGGTGGCAGTCAAGGGAGTGACTACCACGGTCTCCACCGACACATCTGTCCCCAGCTCGCCGCTGTGGATGATGTTGCCGCGGTTGAGAACCATGTGGTGCGGCGAGATGAAGTCTTCTGTCGGATACTGGTAGATCCGGTAGCGGACTTCTTTCCATCTCTGCTGGGTAATCGAGCCCGCCCCTAAAGCCCCCCAACGGACCATTCCGAAGGACTCGCTGGACCGCGGGAGGTCCCGGTACTCTACGTTGATCCACGCCGCGGAAGGCTCCGTGGTCTCCGTCGCGAAGTCCCCATCATACCCTGAAGGCAGGTCCATATCGGGGCGGAGGAGACTGACTCCCCAGGCCGGATCCCGATGGAGACGGAGACGAATCGGGCTCCTCCAATCCATTTCCTGAAGCGTGGCTGCCGTAGAGGAGTTGACTGCGTCGGTCCCGTCCGTCCGGGGTAGCCGCCAATGGTCAATATCCCCCGGCGTTGTCCCTACGAAGATGCCGAGAGTACGCTTGGCGGTGGCGGGAGGAAGCTCTTGGACGCTGAAGGAATCGACGTCCATTGAAAATGCCGTGTCGGCCCCCATCGCACCCACAAACGCCATTGTATCCGTGGTCGCGAGGGTAAAATCAGTGAGCGTCGCCGTCCCCTGGAGGACGTCGTCCACCAGGAGGGAGACCACACCCGTCGTGGGATCCGCCAACACTCGATAGACGTGATGAGCCGCATCAGTCCAGTCAAAGCTGAAGGTCGCGATCGGGGTCCCGTCGCTGTGTAGGATCACCCTCGCCGGGTTGGCGAGGAAACCCACGGCTACCGTCCGAGCCGCTGGCGCGGTGCCTACCTCCGCTCCCCAGACAGGCCCCATTTCATCAGACCCGTTCGCCGTGTAGCTGAGCACGGCAGCCCGAGCCTCGATGATCCGACCTCCGCTGGCTGGGGTTTTCAGGTCGGAAAACCATGTCCCCGTCTGACCGACGACCTGGGTAATCCTGATGAGCGAGTTTTCAGCCGCCGCCGTGATATCCAAACCCGTAGCCGCGGTCCAACCGGCTCCCGCTGGTGTCTCAAGCCCGGAGAGAGACGCCTCGCTCAAGGTCAGGAGAGATCGGGTGGAGCCCGACTCCTGGTAGAGCAACGTCCCGAGCTGAACCTTCCGAGTCGCGTCGTCAATAACGAGGGTGGCGTCCCCCGGAGCGGTCCCGCTGTCCAGCCAGAAATGAGCATCCAGATCGAGATACCTGGGTGCTGTCAAATGAGGCTCGACCCGACCATAGCCAAACGTCGTGGCCCCCCCCGAAGACCCTCTCAGGAGAAGTGTATCCCCGGAGCTGTCGATCTCCGAAGTCCCGAAAGACTGCGTGATGAACCACTTGTTGTTGCTGTCGTTCTCGGGCTTGGCCCCCATCTCTGCCGCGACGACCACCCCTCGGGAGTGGTAAGTGGTCGCGTCCGGAGTCACCCCGTATCGACGGAAAGCCCACCGAGATCGGCTCTTCGCCGCTTCAGACAAAGACCCGAAGAAGAACTGCCCCTGGTCTCCCGTAGGGAGGAGCAACCCGGTCTGAGCAGGAAACGCGGTCGCAGAAGATAGGCTCGCAGCTTTTCCCGCCAACTCCCCCGCGATATGTAGCTCCGCCTGTCCGGTCTCCGGGGTCGCCGCCAACCGAAGCGTCGTGAGGGTGCTGGACCAGTCCGTCTCAAAATAAACCGTAGGGTTGTCATTCCCCCACAGCTTGTAATCTGCCGGGAAGGACGACTTCAGGACCACCGTGCTCGTCCCGTTCGTCAAATGCGAAATCGAGCTGACGGTGTAAATCCCAGCTTGGTTCCCCGAGAGTACCTGAAGCCGAGTGTCCTCCGCGATGTTCTGAGGGAGGAGGCTCGTCGTAGCGGAGAATGTAGTCGCCGCCGTGATTTCTACCTGGACCCCCAACCCGATCTGCCAAGAAGCCACCAGATCGGGCCTGGAGGCGTCTTTGAGCAGGCCGATATGCTTGACCCCGTTAACGTCGAGACAGCCCGCCAGGAACAAGCTCAGGCTGTTGTGGAAGCCAAAACCGACACCGCAGAAGACCCCGGTAGCCGTGTAGGACTCCACCAGGATTCGAGCAGAATCCGTGACCGAAGAAGAATAGGAGAAATCCCCCTCGCGGTGATAGACAGCGGCGGTCGTCGCCCCCTGATCATCAACGATCCAGGTCTTGTCTGCGAAGTTCCCAGACCCGGACTCCGTCCCCGTAAGACCCCACCCCGAGGATTGCGGGTCGTCAGGGCCTTCAAACGCAATCGCGACTCCCGGAGGAGTCCGGGTCATGTCGTGGAGTCCCGCCCTATGGGGGTCCCGGTTGAGCAAGAGCGTAGAGGAGTTGAGTAGAGCACTCTGCTCCCGCTCAAATCCCATATACCGGTGTCCGATGAACTTGGGCTTCTTACGGGCCGGGGGGCCTAGGACCACGCTCATCGGGAAGCGGTTGGACTTGGCGACTCCGTTTGGAGAACTCGTTGAGGTGGTGTTTCTGCCCTGGGGATGATCCCACTGATTGAGAACCAGCCCGAGCGTGTTGAGTCCAGAGAGCGAAATCAAAGGAGTCTGGAACCAAGTGTAATCCACCTGGACCGTCATCTCCCCGATCGGCATTCTCGGGATAGGGGTCGCCAGCGTCACGAGACCCGTATACGGGTTGATCTGGCTGATGGTCACCGCGGTTCCGTTGACCCGGACAGTCACGTCCTCTTTAGCAGCAGGGGTTCCATCGCCCCACCCCTTCACTAGCGGGCCCCGCTGAGTCTGCAATGTGGAGAGAGCGAGCCCGTCATCCCCCGTGAAAGTCGTAGTGCCGCCATGAACGAAGTTCCAGGCGGAGGAGAACACCGTCTGACTGCTGGTGAAGTCGAGGCTCTTGAGGGGGAGCTGAGTCACCCCGTGCGTGACCCCCAGGGTGAACTGACAACCCGGAGAGATAGTCGGAGAGCCGTCTAGAGCCGTAGAGGCTGCGGAGAGAAGAGGGGTGTCGTTGAAAAGGAAGCCGAAGAGGGACCCCTTCTGATTCCGAACGACCGTGATCTTGGACTGGTTACTGGACCAAGCCGCCGGCACCTGCGCTGTGTAGGAACCGCTAACGATATCCAACACATCGACACTGCTGACCCGCTTGAGCGAGATGCTGAGCTGGACCGATCCGTCTGAAACTATCCAGGTCCCGAGAGTCGTGTCCCCCAGAGCGGGGCTGTAGGTCGCGGAGGTTGGGTCGATGACCAGATCGACCCGGTAAGAGGACCCCGCCTGAATCTTCCCCGTCGTGTCTTGGAAGCTCCAGCCATAGGTGTCCCCTTCCGCTTTTGTCAAAAGCAGACCTGAGACAGCCACCGCTGACGACCCGACGCCGACTTCCACCCCCGTGAATCCTGTCGCCGCTGTAGGGAGCACGTCACCGTCATAGTCGATCGCTGTCGCGGGACCGATCTCCGCCGTGTAAGCGGCGGTCGTCTGCCCTTTCACCGTCAGGACAACTTGATCGGCCTGAGGCTGGTCTACCTCGGTGACCGCGAGAGTCACCGGGTAGCTGGAGGTAAAGACATAAGCGGAAGTCGTCTCGATACCGGGAGAGAACTCCGTCTCCGTCAGCATGTCCTGACTGAAATCTACCTGGAGGCTGTCCCCCGCGGTCGGGGTGACCGTGAACGTCGGAGTCGAACCCAGGGAGTAAAAACTCGCAGTCCAGACCGAGTCTACCTCGTTATCTGAGAGATCCGTGACCCCCGAAACAGCGATAAGATAGCTGCCGCCCAGAGTCGTCCCTGAATGGGTCACGATGACGCTGGTGTAGCCGCCATAGGAACCTTTCACCCCGCCGGCCACACTCGTCGCTGTCGCAGGTGCTCCGAGGGTCGGCGTGAAGGTGTAGTTCGTGGCGTCCTTCAAAACGGCGTCGTCTTTCATCTCTTCGGAGAAGAAGACTTCAACCCGGGAGCCATCGAGTGACTGAGCCGACGTGACCCGAGGGCTCGTAATATCCGACGAGCCATAAGGACCCGTTCCGTAAGGGCTGCCGCCGTATCCACCACCAGGAGGATAGGGGCTCCGCGGGAGCAAGGCTCCGCCATAAGGCGAGAAGCCATATTCCGGGCCGCCGTAGCCATACCCTGCTGGTGGGCTCGGGATATAGAGCCCGCTGACAGGATCAATAGGCATCAGTCAATCCGGAAGAGTAGCTCGAAATAGGTACCTGACCCGTTGAAGGCGCCATTGTCCGACGCGAAGCTAGCCGTCCAGCGGTCTCCATCGGAGAAGCTCAGGTCAGCCGCGTTTGCGGTCAACGTTACCGGGGTCACCGTCGCTGGGCTCAACGTGTTCATATCGAAGGGGGTGGCATTGAGAACCGTGTTCCCCGTCGCTTCGTTGGTCACCGACAAGTCGTAGGCTCCCGTTGAGTTGACAGTCTGCATGTAGACCGTCACCCGCACCAGCGTGCAATCCCAGGAGACCCACCCGCGATGGTTCACCGTGGAAGCGGGAGCCGGAGCTACGTTGAACTGGAAGGGGATCTGATAAGAAGAGACCGCCTCCGGGGTGGCATCGCTAGCCGCTCGGAAGTACAGGGCTCCCTGCTGGAGGCCCCCAGACCCGTCGCTGACGAAAATAGCTCCCTTCCCGGCAGCCGTCGTCGGGGCCGCCGCTTCGTCGAAGATCAATCCCGTGGGATCAATCAAGCCCGGGACCGTCAGCTTGCCCGTGACCGCATCATAGACGAGGTCATTGACCCCGTTCCCAATCGTGACCTGCTGGGTGCCAGAGCAGGACATGTCCACGAAGGTCGGGTAGGTGCCCGCTGTAAAGGTAGCCCCCCCGGCGACCGTAAAGTCACCCAGAGCGGCGTTGACACCGGCATCGGCGGAGAGGAAGAAGACCTCCGCCGTAGAGCCCAGGGCGACCGTCGTTACAGTAATGACGCCAGCGGCTTCAGCAGCCGTGAGCCCCTTGAGAGCGGAGAGCTTGGTCACCACCTGAGCCAGCGTATCCGCTGAGTCCAAGCTCGCGGTGACAGCCCCCATGCTCGTGGCGAAGGTCACATCCCCGGTGACCCCGATGGGATCTGCCGAAGCGGCATTCGCTTCCAAAGTAGCCGCCGTCGCCGCCGTGGGATCCACCAGACGAACCGATGAAGCGGTCGATCCGGTCAACTCCTGACCGGGGACAAGGAACAAGGTTCCTGCGTCGCCGCCATTCGCCGGGTCGTAAGCTGCGCCCGCGATCAGATACAGGTCCGCGGCGTTGGGTGGGGTCGCGTCCGGAAGGGAATCCCCCCCTTGAAGGACCAGATTCCCGATATCCGAGCCGGAGACGCCGCTCTCCGTCTGAATCAGCAAGTTGTAATTCCGAGCCAGGACTTCCTGGCTTCGTGCCTGGATTCGGGCGTTCCCTTCCGCGTGGGCTACATCTGCGGGGATGACTGCCCAGCCCAGGGAGATCTGAGGACCCGCTCCGTAGGGGTTCGGGTCAAGAGAAATCTCCGGCTTGGTCAAAGCCCCGAGCGAAACCGCTCCCACGACCTCCAAGCCGCCGTCGGTGTTGCCGGCAGGCGGGGGATCTGAAGGGCTAGCGGCGTCTACGATCTGAACCGCCCCCTGATCCGCGATGATCGTCCGCCCACCACCGGAAGCCGCGACGCCATTGTCATAGGCGTCATCCAACGAGGTGACCAGGACGGAGAGACCATGAAGTTCATCCAGGGCGGCCTGGACCTCCGCCGCGGTCATCCCCGTGGTGCTGTTGTCGTAGAAGAGGGTGCTAGAGAGTACCGTCGCCGCGATGGTGGGCGAGCCTGTAGTAGAGACCCCACCGTGATAGGTAGAGCCCGCGTGGAGGGCTCCAGTCCCCGAGACGCCCGTGTCGTCAATGGTGATGGACCCGTCCACCCAACACCAGCGGAGACGGGCTCTCACGTCCCCGGAGATAGCTCCCCCGCTCGGGTGAATCGCGAGCGGAGTCCCCGTCCCGTCCATCTCAATCCGCGTATACTCCAAGAGGAGCAACTCCGCTGACGACTGGATGCCCGTAGCTCCCGTTCCGCTGGTCTGAACCAGACACCCCACCATCGTACAGGTGGCCGAAGCGTCCAGGGCGAGGTTGATATCAGCTCCGCTCGGGCCCTTGAACTTGCAGCGGTGAAACTCCGCCGTGGTGCTGCTGCCCGTCTGGGTATACGCCAACCGATCTGCGGCCCCACCCGACGCGAATTCGATCCAGCAGTCGTGGGCCAGAAGAGATCCCCCGCTCAAATCCAGAGCGGGACCCTGGCTAGCTGAAATCCCATCCTGAACAACATGGCAGCGGTAGAGGACCAGCTCCCCCGCCCCCGACTTGTCCAGTGTCGCGGATGCCGAGGTGTTGACATTCTCCAGGGTCAGCCCCGAGACAGAACAACGATCCCCGCTGTTCGTCAGTGGAGCTGTGTGCAACCCCCGAAGAGCGGCGACGTTGTTGTCCTCGTGTCCCTTCTGATTCCCAGGCCACCCAACGAGGTGAACGTGGGCCTTCAGGGTGAGATCTTCCGCGTAGACACCCGGCCGGATGGCGATGACGTAAGGCGAAGCCAGGGTGGCTCCTGCCGTGTCCGCGGCATCAATCGCCGCCTGAACCGTGCTGTGATCCGCGTACCCGGTCGCGGATCCATCCACGTACAGGATCTTCCCCGAGGCCGACACCGACTTGCAGAAAGCCAGGAGCGTCTGAAAGTTGGCGTTCTGCTCGTTGGTCCAACCCTCGGTGTCCACGTCTACCGGGATCGTTCCCGTGCCATCCCGCCGCTCACCAGCAGCGACCAGCTTGAGACTTCCAAACACCGTCAGAACACGCAAGCGGACATGCTGCGTGCTCTCGGAGCCGAGCCCGGCGTCTACCGTCAGGCGGACCAGATAGGGGCCTTCCTTGTCCGCGACGAAGCCGCCCGGAGACACCGCAGTGACGTCCCCGGAGAACGTCGCTGTGCTGCCCTCAGGCACGAAAGCGAGGGTCCAGGCGTAGGTGGTCGCGGAATCCACCGAGGAGACCGTGACGGTATCTCCAACGCCTACATCGTCGCGGCTCTGCCCATCAAGCTGAGACAGCCCGTTGACCAAACTACGGATGTTGGCGGCCATGCAGCTCCTCAACCAGTTTCTACTCGCTGGGGGCTATAGGCGGACCATTGACCAGCAGGAGTAGGGTCACATATGAACGCCCAATTCCACGAGCCACTCTGAGAATTTCAGAGCCCGAGTCGTATTCTCCTGTAGAGAGGCATCGACATGACCTGCCAGGGAACGCTGAAAGAAACTCTCCGGGTTCAGACCCGGCTACTGGAAGAGCTACACCGAGCAGAGAGGGAAACGGACAAGTGGTTCCCCCACCAGAACAAGGGACAGTTCTGTGCCCTCGTCAGAAACTCGCTGGAGGCGGCTGAGGCGATCCTCGGTCCTCATGACCCGGTCATGGCGGGGGCCTGGACCATGTTCGACCAGTACGCCGGGATCTACAAGAGGGGCGGCTAGATATAGAACTGAGCCGACACGTCTTCCGCCGAGACGACCTTCGGTACCCGCATCCCGAGCCGGTCTACGGTCACCTCATACGCTTGCCCTGTCCCCACCGCGGGCATTCTCTTCCGCAACCGGAGAATGCTGGGGGCCGCTCGAACCTTGGTAGCGGGTCCAGATGCCGTCCCTACCGGACCACCAGACGCCCCCAGGAGCGTCTTGAGGAGATAAGTCCCGATGTTGGCCCCAGCCGTGAAAGTGATCGTCTCTCCCTCCACAGCCTGTCCAAAATCCTGGGAGGCGTCTTCGATCACGTCCTCCGTGACGGTCGCTGTCCCGGTCAAGCCGGTAGGCGAGGTCGTGTAGCTCCTCGCTGTGCTGTCGTTACCCGCTGGGAAGACGAGTACATCGCGGACCTCATAGCGGCCGATATTATCCCCTGCCGAGAGCACCAGGAGAGCGTCGGCGGAGATGCTGGTGAAGTCCCGGGAGGGATCCGAGAATAGAGTCCGATCCGTGTGCGTCTCCCCCGCCGTCCCCGTAATGGACTTCGCCCCGTAGCAGTAACCCCGGAGATCGTCGTAGTAATAGTTCTCGACGGTCCATGAAACCGTGTCCGTGAACACATCTCCGAAGGCATCCCGGAACAAATGCCTGTACTCATAGAGAGTGTGGGCAGGCTTAAGAGCCTTCAGAACCAGCCGGACGTTCTCCTGAAGTATGATCGGGTCCTCTTCCGGCCACTCGGTTCCACCCTCCCGCTCGACGTTCACCTCAAAAGTAAATTGGTCGTCGAACCCCCAAGCGGTCCCCTCATCATGAGCATGAGCCACCTTGTCAATGACGGTTACGTCAGCGGTGGTGAGAAGATCTACTCCTTCTTCCATTGTGGCCCGGGTGGCTCCCTTCAAGAGCAGAACCACCATGTTCTTCAGAAAGGCCCGATAGGTTACGTCCCCATCGATCTGGGGAATCGACCCATGACGGAGAGACTCCGGGAAGATGAGCTGACCGAGAATCTGCCAGAGGAATTCAGCCCGCGTGTAGTCGAAGTCCGTATCTAAGAAGACCTGCTGAGCCCCGACCTGAATCCTCGCCAGCTCCTCCGCGAGAGCCTGGAACTGGAGGGTGTACCAGGGGCCGTTGACCTGGGCGATGTAGTTCGACGGGAGCACCTTGAGGAAGGCCGCCATGACCTTCTGCGTCTGGGCTTCGACTCGGTTCTCATAGTCCTGACCAGAGAGGTCCGCCTGAGCGGGGTTCTGCTCAATGAGGTCAGGGAGCCCGTGCTGGGTAGGATCCGCCATCAGACGTTGAACCGCTTCCGAGCGTCCGCAGGAGAGGAGCCGTTGGGGAGATAAACCGCCCCGTCACCGATCCAACGGTTTCCGACTTGATACTCCAGCACCCACTTTTCCGTGTTGAGCCGACCCATAGCTCTGACGCCGCTGTCCGGACCAAGGCCCCGCACCCGATAGGGAGTCCCCTCATACTCGAAATGATCCACCCCATGACGAGCCAGCCGGATCCGTCGGGATCCGTCGTAGAGTCTCCACGCCATCCCGTCACCGGAATAGTCGTAGCTGGCTTGCTCTTCGACCCATCCCCGGATCCGCTCCAGGGACTCGTCGAAGATCAGCTCAAGAACGGCACCGTCCGGGCGAGCAGAACCCACGGGGGTCATGGTGACCTTGCGGAGACCCCGGCCGAACTCCTCCTCGGCTTCCATTTGAACCAGCTCCAGGTTGTCCTTTCGCGATTCCACAATCACGCCGATCATGCCGAATCCTCGTCGTAGGTGAAGGTGAGGGTGCCCACGCTCAGATAGGCCGCCTTGCTCGGGTCGATGTTCTTCGCACCCGTGTCCGTCCCCACAATATAGGTCACCGTGTAATCGTGCTCTGAAGGGGCATCAGCCGCAGCCAGGGAAATGACTACCCGATTCGCGGTCAACTCCTTCAGCCGATCTTCTTTCTCCTGGTCCGTCTCATACCCAGCGGCGTCCAAGGTCGTGTCATCCGTCAAGCCCTCGATCAGATGACCATCTGAGCCGATGATATAGGCTCGACCCGCGGCGAGGCCCAACGCCGTCTGAGGCGGCACAATCTGGAGATCCAACTCGTCGTCGTCCTGATAGACCCCGCGATACTCCGTGGACGCACCCCCTCCGGTTGTCGTCGCGGCGTCCAGCTCCTCTTCAATCAACCACACGCTGATCTCAGGAGTGGACCAGGAGGCAAGGTAGGTGACGTCTCCTGACTGGTCGGTTCGCAGAGCCTCCCGAATCACCTGTGACCCAGCTTGCCTCACCATGAGGGTGAGAGGCTCCACCACATAGGAGACTTGAGTGGCCCCGCCGATAGATCCGGTGACGTTGGATTGCCGAAGCGGCTCGCCAAGCCGAAGCCCGCTGAAGAGATTTTCGAGGTTGGTCCGAATGGCTGAATCCGCGGCTGCTTGATCGGCTCTCTTCTTCAATACGACCGTAGCTGAAATATCTACCGGGATTTTCACCGCGTCTTTGACCAGGATATCGCTGCACACATGGCGGGAGCTATCCAGGTCTCCCTGAGCGACTGAGACCACCTGATTGACTTCGTACTCAACCGTGAAGTTCTCGTCGTGCTTATAGCTGATCAGGACGGAAGCCCCTGAGGCGATGTTCCCTCCCTCGACTCTCTTGACGGACACCGCAGTCGTCTGATTCCCTTCGACGATGGTGTAGTCACTCACTCCAGAGCTGTCGTTGGGGCCCCGGTGAGTCGTGAGCCCGTCTGAAGACTTCACCACCAGAGTCCGCGAATCACACCCGAGGTTGTTCAGGTACTCCAGGTACTCCCCAATCAGAGTGTGAGCCTCATCCGTCACCTGGATGCTATCCCCGCTGGGTGTCAGCACCCCAGCGGAGTTCGTCGTCCCCGTGATCAAGAGATAGTCTCCCGCCTTGGTAGACCTCCCGATCCCCAAAGGGGCCTCCGGGTGGTAGAGCGCATAGGCGGCGGAAGCCAGCTCGCCGCTGATCACCCCTGTCACGGACTTGATCGAACGAGCCGGCTGACGAGGCAACGTAAACTTGCTCCCTGTCCTATAGCGATAATCCCCCAACACCACGTCCGTCAGGGTCACAGCAGGCTGGGCGACGCTGGTGTCCAGAACGATGGTGTCGTAGCTGGAGATGGTCACGTCGTCCAAGGTGAACACCTGACCCGTGCTGGCGTTTCTCAGTTCATACCCCGCGTCGGAGTCGTCCAACATCTCAACGATCGGGTTCTCCAGGGAGAGATTAGCGTCCACCGCCCGGAAAGTGAGATCAGCGGGATCCCCGACGACTTCAAATTGAACGTCCTGCTTGATTTCAAAGGTGAAGGCGAAGGTGTCTGTGACCTTCGCCACGTTCTCCCCCTGGAGCCAAACATCCACCTTTCCGCCGACATGCTTGGAGCCGTCGTAGTCTCGTTGCATCAGCGTTTCGCCTGCGGTCACCACCTCCGCTTGAAGGACGCCGGACACATCTGCCGCGATCTGTAGGAGACCCCGCTCCGTCCCTGAGTCCACGCTGGCGAGAGCGTTCTGACACCGCTCCGCGAGTTCCTTGTTGGACTCCGAATTTTTACCGCCGAAGGTCGCTGCCGCGTTGCTGACCGAGAGCCCGAGAGACCGAGCTGCGTTGCTCTGGATGGTCCGAATCTGACCTGCCCCAACCTCACCGGCAGATCCCACAGAAGAAGCCTTCACCGGCAGCGTAACCGACCAACGACCCGTGGAAGGGTTGTAGTGGCTGGCAAGACTGGACAGGCTGATACTCCCCGCCCGGGTGGTCTTGAAAGAAACCGAGCCTGAAGAAACTGTCGTCCCGATCGCCACCGTCAAAGTCCGAGTCGGCTGGGAGGTCGTGTAAAAAGTCACCTCCCCCCGAGCAAACTGACCCGCCCGACGGGTCGCTCCATAACGAGCCGCCAAGGCTTCAAACCCGCGATCAATGAGACTCTGAACGTCAGAGTTGCTCGTCAGGAAGAATGCCTTCTTCAACGCCTGCTTGTACGTCGAAGCGGATACGTCCACGCTGCTGCCCGTGCCTGAGGGGTCGTCGATCAGCAACAGCGAAGAGAAGCTCGCCATTCGGTGCAAGAAATCCTGAATGAAACGAAGCCGTTCCGCTTCCGCCATCGCAGGATCGATCACGGTATCCCTGAGGACACTCCCCGGACCCACTTTGATTTGAGGATTGCTCCGATAGATGGCGGCGACCATCGTCCTGGTAAGCTGTTGACGAGTCCTCGCGGGGAAACTCCCAAGCGTGTTGGTCACCGTCACGGGGCGAGCCGCTACCTCCGATGAGTACCCGGATTCAATCTCTCTCCGGGTGGTCGAGTCGTAGTAAATCGCCGTGACCACGTAATAGAGAGGGTCCTCGACCCGAGTCGCGGCGAAGTCGCCATTGGAGATCGTGGCCGGGGTAGAAGTCGGCCCCCCTGATCGAACGTGGTCGAAGCTGTATGAGGTGATCTGGCGAACGGTGTCGATCTGAGCCGTCACCCGCACATCTGTCGCCGTCTCCGGGATCTCCAGCTTGTCGTCAAAATCGCTCTGGAGGAGGAGATCCTTGCTGTCTACCTGCGTGCCAACAACCCGGACATAGAGAGGATCCGAAGCGTGGTCTCCTGCGGCGTCCAGCTTGATCGAGTTGTCCGCCGTGATTGACCCGACGGAGGTTACCTCTTCCTCCGTCGTACCCGAATCCACCGGGCTCAAGTTGATGAGCTGGTACCCCGTGGTACCCCCGCCGGACTCCGTCGAAGCGTAGAAGTTGTACCCGATAACGTTGGAATCGGAGAGGCCCTCGACCTTGATCCGAACCTTGTTGTCAAAGCTCTCGACCGAGATGTTCGTAGGGGCATTCGCGACAACCCCCACGTCCGCTTCCTGAACCAGGGTCGCCTCAATCACCACAGGCTCACTGACCTGTCCTGTGGACGCAATGGACCTCACCTGGAGGTTGTTCACTCCAGCGATGAGCGGGAGACCATCCGGGTACGCCGCCGGGTTGGGCAGAGTCCAAGCCGTACCCGTGAAGTACACAAGGTCCGGGTCCGAGACGAACGCTCCACCCCGAACCGAGACCTCCATGTCTACCGTGCTGGAGTCCATCGTCCCTGAGAAGAACCGAGTCCCCAAGGTAGTCGAGAACTTCCATGAAGCCCGAGCCACGCTATCCGAGCCCGTTACCACCGGGGCAGCCATCAGACCTCACTCCAAGTCATCTCAACCAACCCAACCTGATAAAGCCAATACCGCAGGTAACTTTTTCTCCCACACTCGTATATACCCGTAAGAGGAGTTCAGAATGAACCTGCCCGGCTACGATTCATGGAAGATCGACGGAAACCGAACTTACTGCTACGACTGCGGGGAATACTGGTATGAAGCCTACGGGTGTGCCTGCGACGAGGGTGATGTGCCCGACGACCAGGACTACCCGGACGAGAACCCGGCCCCGGCTTGTGGAGACCCCGAGTGCGAGGAGCCCGAGTGCCAGCCCGTCGGTGGGGATTTCTCTCTCCCCTTCTGAAAAACTCCGGGGGTCGGTCGTATAGGGGACCATGAGCTACATCGCGACCCCTTCCCGCAGTACCCTGCCCACCTCCATGAAGAGTCGCTTCTACGACTCCTTCCAGCCCCGGACGTGGTCCGAGCTGGCGGAGCACGCCGGCATGTCCTCCCGCCCGGCGTACTACTCCGGGCGGGGGGTAAACCGCGGGGACCTCGGCTATCGCGAGCTGACCTGCATCTACCGCTACCTGGAGGCCGGAGCCAGTCAACGGCACTTTCCGGAGACCGCTCCCGAAGGATTCATCTCGATGGTCCTGAGCATCGAGATCCTCTCGGCCACCGCTTTCCTCAATCACTTGAGGGACCTCGCCAACAACGGCTGGGTCTGGTACGAGGCCGCCCCCAAGGAGCAGCACATCGCGGTGGACCGGAATGAGGATGGGAGTCCCGGCCCCGGGGCGATGGCTCAGACGCTCTTCGGAATCGTGGGGAAGAGAGAGAGAAACACGAGGATGGAAACTCGGGAGACCAAGGGTTTCCAGCGGTCCTTCCTGGCGAAGATCGACCAGAGCCACAGGATGCCACCTCGGGAGACACCTGAGGTGTCGGAATACTGCTGGGGGGCTGGGTGGGGCGAGGACGTTTCCGACTACGATGAGTGGCTGGGGGAGCCCTGGCCGCCGCCGGATTGATATCAGAGCCCGAGGCTTAGTCCGTTGCTCCCCATCAGGGCGACAGCACCGGGGACGGTGAACACCGTGGTGACCACCACGGGCTCCCCTGAGGCGTTGTAGGCGACCACGTCGATCATGAAGGACGTCTGATCGCTGACATGAGGAGTGACCTCGATCGAGGCGACTCGATACAGCTTTTCCTTCAGGCTCACACGCTGGTACCGAGCCTGATGGGTTTGGGCTTCCTGCAACTTGGCGAGAGCGTTCTGAACATCCTCTTGGAGGAGTGTCGCGACAGCCCCGATTGCCTTGTGGCCGGTGCGGCTCATCAACAGGCTCCCGTACCAGGAGTGATACGGGTTGGAACCACGGCGGGTGAGGAGGATCTTCAAGGCCGCCTGCTGGAGCAGGTTCTCATCCTCGACCAGGACCACATCACCTGAGATACTGAACCGCCAGTCGTTCTCCACGAAGGTCGCCCGACAGCGGAGACAACGCTGCGGCGGGACAGAATAGGTGACCTTGAAATTCGCCTGTTGCTTGACCGGCTTGACGAACTTCGGGAACCTGTTGGTGATCGTGTCCTGTCGCGTCGCGAGACCCCACCCGGGATACAGCTCCTTCCCGCGAGAAGCATACTGGCCTCCGAATCCAAGGGCGGCGGTAGCCGTCCCGCTGACTTGAATCCGAGAGGCCGGGCCGATGGCAGCCCCGTCGGTGAAGGCAAGATGCCCGCTCTCGTTCTCTGGAACCACATCCGACAGAACCGGGAGCAGCTTCCTGACAACAGCATCCGTCGTCACCCTGTACCCGGTCGGGAGAGTCACGGTCGCCGTCTCACCACTCCCGGTCACCGTCAGGGTCTCTGACCCCGCGGGGATGTAGAACGGACCACTGGAAGCCCCCTTGAGCCGAGCAGGGATAGAGAACCCGCCGGAGGGGATATAGAAGCTGTTGTTGACCATCACCCGGACCAGCCCGGCGGCACCCACCGGCTGCATCGTCTCCAAAGAAACCCTGTCCGACCCGAGAGCCACAGGTTCCTCAATAGAGATATGAGGGCAAGGCCACCCGAGTTGGATCTCCTGGCTCACCTGTACTTCCTGAGAACCCCCTCAAGAACACCCCGGAGAGACCGACCCCCAGGGTCACCGCCACGACGGATATCTCGGACAGCTCGGGCGATCTCCGAGTGGGAGTCCGCCAGGGAGGGGCCACCGTCCCGACGGTCCAGGACGTCCACGACGTCCTCCAGCATCCCGAAAGGGTCGGAGAGTTCCTTGATCGCCCACACAAGATCGCTCCGGTCACTGGCGACCAGAGCCCTCAAGAGAGCCGGGCGAATCTCCGGGTTCTGGTGAGCGAGACGAATAACTTTGCGGCGAAGCGACATGGTAGACCTCTGCCTTTGAATAGCTATAGAGGGATTAAAGCTCGGTCCCCACCTCGTAGTCCTCATCTGACATAAGGAAGGGGTAATAAGCCAGGGCATCCTCATTCGGGGTGTCCATATCTCGCACCCCGTCCTCATCTTCAGCGTAGAAGACTGCGTCGATAAAGCTAACCAGGGAAGCGACGTTAAACTCCCGATTGAAGTCCTCTCGATTCACGCTGTTCAAGGCACCCACGGTGCCCCCTACAGCCAGAATGATTCTGGTGACTTCTTGCTCAAGCTGCTCTCGCAAATCCGCGAGCTTGATAATCCGAGCCTCCAGGTCATGACGCTTCGCTCGGATTTCCTGGGAGACCCATCGACGGCTGTGGTCCACATGGAAGACCGCTCGATCGATATTATCCCGGCGAACCCTCCCGCCGGTTCTAGGGGCAGGATCGTTGCCGATGCTCATGTACCCCCCGTCATACTGCGTGGCGTTGATGCTCCCTTGCTTGGGGTACACAACGCCCCCGCCCGGATACGCCTCGCTGGTCACCCCATCGTTGTAGGAAGTCTGGTCCGGGAGCAGAAAATGGCTGATGCTCATCGGATTACCCCCCTGAGCGACATACGCCTGAACCAGCTTCCCTAGCGAAGACCGCTCGGGGACAAAGAATCCCACCCGCTGCTCTGAAGCCACGCGATTCCCCTGATCATCCTCCGTCGTCTGATACTCCACCAGGACATACCCGATCCGAACCAGCTCAGCCCGGATCACAGCGAGGCGGTTACCCACATCACGTCGCTCCTCCAAGACGAAGCGGCGAAAGTCCCGCCAAGACCCCTGACGGAACATCCCGAGCCAACCAAAGGACACCTCAACCCTCCTCAGGGAAGAAGAGCTTGAGCAACTCGATCGTCACTGACGGCAACCCGCCAGCGACCACGACGACCCCGGCTCCATAGGAGGAGGCTGCATCTGAAGGCTTGTTCTCCGCAGTAACCAGCCCACTCACCAGCCCATCCGTCCCGTTCCCCGTCACCACCAGCCCGTTCATCGACGGGAACTGGAAGTCCAGCATCCTCTGAATGAGGGCGTTGATCTTCACGATCAACGCCTGAATCTGGAGGATGCGAGCCTCCACGAAGGCGATGTAAGCGAGGATCGCCTCAACGATAGAGTCCGCCGCCGCTTTCAAACCTTCCAGCCAATCAAGGAGCTGCTGGAGAGCGTTCTCCAGGTAAGGAATTCCCTGGGGGAGCAGCTTGTACGCCACCCAGGCGCCGTCCTCTGCCGGGAGAGAGCTGGATGCCGAAGCGATGTTCAGGACAGCCGCAGCAGCCGCGTAGACCTCAGCCGTCAGAACGTTCCGACAGAAGAACGTCTCAGTAGCCGTGAAATACACCGGGGAGCTATCCACGGACCCCTTCACAATTACCCCTCGCATCCTCTGGCCGAATCCGGGTCCCCGGTCCATCAAGTGCAAGCGAGCCCTGCCGGATCTCTGTTGGGAGACGGTGGTCCCCCCAAACGAAAATGGATTCCTCGTAATCCCTGTCGAAGCCGTGGACTCCAAGGCTCCGATCAGCGTCGTGCTGTCCGACCACTGCCAATCCAGAAGCGGCTCACCGAGCCCGACAACGTGTTCCTCCACCGCCGCCCCCAGGGTGCTCGACTGGCGGATCATCAGGTTCGCCATGTTGCGGCACCGATAAAGCACCTGCCGGCGAAACACCTGCGGGTCAGAGGGCTGCTTCCGGAACCAGTCTGAGGGGTTCCGGATCATCTGGGGAACAAGGGTGTCCGCGAGATCTTCCAGGCCCGTTGCGGTGAGGGCATACCCGGGCCTGAACGTGTCTGACACAGGCAGATCCGACCGGGACAACACCATGACGATCAGGGCTGCCGTCACCGTATCAAAATACTGAGCTTCCTGGGGGAAGCTCACCACCACGGCATCGCTGGTGGGGCCTTTGTCGCTCTCCTCCACGGAAGACCCCGACGCCTGCACCATCACGGGTTGTTTCAAAGCCGACCGACCGATCACATCAGACGGGCTGACAAGGTACTGGAAAGCCGTGCTCGTCGTCACCGCGTCCGAGACCGCAGAGACCCGGACGTATAAAGTCGTCGCAGGATCGTCATCCAGGGTCACCGAGGCCGCTCCGGTTGATCCGTCCCGAACCACCTCCGCGTGGTAAGGCATGTCTTCTGCGTTCAGGGTCACCTGATATCCCTGGCCCGGGACCATCGTGGTCGTCAGGGAGTTTTCCACGTAGAAAACCCGCTGGAAGACGTACCTGTCGCCTTGCTTCAAAGCCTCCAAAGGAATCGGCGTCGCCTCCGCGGGCGACTTGAAAGCATAGATCCAGACTTTGCCTGGACCACGGGTGCCGTCGCTGTTGAGAGCCTCCAGGCTCTCAAGGTCTCCGCTCAAAGCATCGTAGCCACCGTAGAGACGGAAAGCCTTCCCACCCTCCCCCACGAACACGCCACCGATCCGGGTCTCCTGTCCGTCCCCGTCCGTCTTGGGATCGGAGATCGGAGCCTCCCACCCGATCAAGAGACCCTCCTTGAGGGTGCTGACCTCAATCAGGAAGCCGTCCGGGGCTGGCATCGGATACGAGACCCCGCCAGCGATGACAGAAGCCATCCTCCACCGGATCTGGACAGAGACCGGGAGTTCTTCCCGCCTGAGAAGCTGCCCCAACTGCTTGAACCCAGCGATTCCGGTAGACTCGTTGCCATACCCCACCTCCAAGCCCACCGGCTTGGAGTAAAGCTGCATCCGGCCCTCTCTCATCCCAAAGAACCGCTTGATCAGCTTGATCACTCGGATGATGAGCTGGATGTTCGTAATATCGACGTTCACATAGAGGAAGATGGCTACCGCAGTCGTCCGCCCGCTGAAATCCGGTCGGGTAGGGTCCGCTCGGTTGACCAGCCGCGCCAGCATCCTCCGCTCATAGGCGGAGAAGCCACCCAGGATATCCTTGTATGGAGCCTCAATCTTCAGGTCGCCCGAGTAGTAGATCCCAATGTCCCGGATATCCTGAAGGAGACCCTCAATGGTCGAAATGATGGCTTCCAGAATGGCGATCAGGGGATCGAGGAAGCCGATCAGGAACGCCTTGACGAAGTTGAGGATGGTGAGGGCGATGTTGAGGATCGCGAGCAGAGCCGTCGCGACGGAGTCAATCTGCTCCGCAAATGTCTGAAGCTGCTCCGGCACCCCGGGCTTCATCTGCACCCAGGTACCTGACCCGACCTCGACCTCTGGCACTAAGAGCCTCCTCCATGCTTGATCCTATCCACCTGCTCGTATAGCTCCGCTACCCGGTTCTGGTCCTGCTCCAACTGATGCTCCAAGAGAGCCTTCACCTGAAGCAACGCCTCCTTTTGCTTTTCCACCAGAGGAGATTTCCGAACACCTCCAGGTGATTCACGCCAGGAGTCTTGTTGGATTCCCAGGGCTTCAAGCTGAGCCTGAATCTCTTCAAGCGTCATCAGGTGCCCTCCATGCTCTCTTGAATCTGGAGCAGGTTTTCCTGCTCCTCCAACCGCTCTTCCAGGCTCTCATCAAATCTCTCCACCGCGGGGAGAGTCCCCGTGACCCGGTGAGATCGGTAGTTGATCCAGGTGTAGCGGAGGTTTCTGAATCTGTCCGTCCGGTCCAGGGGGTCATCCAGCCGATCCGGGAGCACCGGCCTTCCCTCTCCGTCACCCTGAAAATCGGAGTACGGATCGCTGAAAGAAGCGTAGGCAGGAGGGGTCAGGTAGTCCAACCTGAGGTCCAGGCACCAGAAACGCCGACCGAGGACGCTGAGACAGTCACTCGTGTTGGCGTAGGGGGACACGAGTACCAGCCCCTCGATATCCGTAATCAGGTCGTTGAAAGGCACCCCGAGCCCGTTGGGGTACGGGCCGATATCCGTGATGTGCTCCTCAGACTGGAAATCGAGGTAGCTCCCCGAAGCGTCCCCTTCCATCGGGACCGCCATCTCCTCCATCCAAGAGAGCATCCTCTCCCGCATGAACAGGATGAGGTCGATCGTCTCCGTACTGAAGAGACTGGAGGGCCTGATGATTTTGTAGCTGAAGTGCTCTACCGAGTAGTTGTCCGCAGCGTAGCTGTCCCCCCCATCCGAAGGAGCTGTGGGGCGGAGGTCATTCTGATTCTCCCTCCCGCCTACCGCCCAGGGAGCCGTGGAAGCGTTCACCGTAGGCAAGACCACATACTCATAGCCCACCCCGCCGAACACCACGTCACTCCCGTCTCCGGCGAAGGTGTGGGCCGGAGAGACGACGATCTTGTCCGGCTCCACGCTGGTCACCCAATAGTGGCCCCGGTTGTCATCCAGGTCGCTCGGACCCCTCGCCTCATAAGGCCCACCGGGCACGTCCCGATCAGGACAGGAAACGTCGCCAAAGGGACGCATCCCGTCTTCTACCGGGGACGCCGGGTTGCCGGATGCCCCGACCAGGGAGCCCGCGGGGTCTACCAGGAGAATATCCCCCGCCTGGATTCCCAGGGTGGTGTAGTCCAGCCCGGAATCTCCATCCTTCAACTCGTTGACGGTCTCGACCCGGCCACCCTCCCCCGCCAGGGGGTCACCTGTCTGGTCAAGCAGAACCGCGTCTGTGATGTAGCTGAGTAGCTCCTCGTTGGATTGCTGGTGGGGCACCGGGGCTCGCTTCAGGTAAATCTGGAAGCGGGCTCCTGAGGCCACTGAGAGCCCTGGGGGGCGCAACTTCAGCGTTGTCCCTGACTGGATAACGGCGACCTCCGCTTGGCTGAGAACAACACCCTCCCCATCCAGAACTCGCACCGCATCTCCAACGCTGACATTCACATCAGCGTCCTCGAAATCCCCAAGCTGGGTTCCCCCGGCCGCGGTAAACACCCGCGTCCCGGCGTCATAGGACCAGGAGGTCCCTTCGCGAATCTCGTAAGCGAAGCGGAGAGGAGATAGGTTCGACGAGATATCCAGCGTCAAGGCGTGCCAACGTCGAATCCGACGAACCTCAAAGGTGACGGCTTCCGTCGCGGACCCCCCAAAGCTGCTGGGATCGCGCATCCCAACCAGGAGGCCCGTGCCGGAGTTGCTGGCGTCCACCACCTTGAGGAGACCGTCCCCGAGATCTTGAACCGGGGTCGGAGTGCTAGGCTCAAAGAAGATCCCCGCGGCAGCCCGGAAACCTGCCGTACCCGTCTGGTCAGCGGAGCTGTTCAAGACAAACTGGTCTCCAACTACGGGACAGGTGATCCCCTTCACCGCAGAAGAAGCCCCACCCCGGATCGTCTCCCACTCCGCCGCCGTCATCCCTGAGATATCCACGTAGTCGGGGACGCCCGCGAAGTAGGTCGCCACTGAGCTGGTGTAAATCGCAGGATCAGCCGTGGACCTCTCAGAGACCACCAGAGAGCCCGCCGTGCCCTGAAGCGTCATCCCCGAGGTGTAGCTGTATGTCTCGGAGCCGCCCTCTTTCGGGTCATACACCGTCAGGTGAAGAAGTCCGGCGGCGGTCGTCGTCCCGCTGTCATAGCCTACAGCGTTGGCTTCAAGGAGCGACCCGATCTTGTCGTTCATCGGGAGGTAGACCATCCCGCTGACTCGCTGGCCTGCGACGAGGGTTGCCCAGAAAGTCGCTGCGGACACCGCAGTTACCCCGTCAGCCTCCAACACCGTAGCGTCATTTACGGTGAAGGTCCGAGAGGGCACATCCAAGCTGGTGTAGGTCACCTGGACGGTCAAGGAATAGTTCCCGACGTTCACCAGGACAAAGAGGGTGCCCCCCGAAGCATCCCAGGCGATACCGTTTGCCGGCTCATTCGTGGTCTGGAGAGCGTCCACCGTGATCGTCCCCGCCCCGTCATCCCAGGACGAAATGACGGGGAACACCACGTTCAACCATGCCCCTGAACTAGGCGCCGCAGCCTTGGCAGAGACCTCCGCGTATCCTGTCGGGGCCGCCGGGTTGGAGTCCGCCACCGACCCCCGAATCACATAGGTCCCGGCGGTAGCCGCAGCTTCCCCAGAACCCGACGCCGTGATCCGGCAGAGGTCCCCAATCTCGATGTTCGACAGCCCCGCGGCGGTAGTGGGATCCGTGATCCCCGTGAGGCTATTGAGAGGGCCTCCAGCGACAGCCGTGCCGGTGCAAATAGCCGCCGCTTCATTCTCCCCCGAGCTGGGGATAGCGGAGAAGGAAATACTGGATGCCGGAGTCAGAGAGGAATCGTCACCCAGAGCTGCCGAGTGAGCCTCAAACGCCATCACCTTGAGAGAGCCTTCCTCGTCCCCAGCTCCCGAAGACCCCGCAGCCGCGAACGTCTCAGAGACCCCTCCACCGCTGGCCCGCGGGAGGAAGGTGAAAGCAAAGCCTCCGTTGACCTCTGCCGGAGCGTTCACCGTCAGGAGTGCGGCCTCTCCTGTCACCTGAGTTACCGAGAGGCCGCACTC